TTGAAACGTAGTTACACTAAAAATATTAAACGTAATCATAAATGTAACTGGAGCAGTTGTATTACGCAAAAAATAATCTAAGTTTCTTTCAAATACTTCTATGTCAAGGCCATCACGAATGTATTCAGCACGTTCATTCCAAGTGTCAACACTTGTAAATAACTTAAATTGTTTAATCTTATTTTGAGATAGCAAACTGTTTACAGCATCAGTAAACTTTTCAAGTTGACGTTCTTTGCCGCCAAGGTTGCTGTTGACGTTTAGTTCGAGATTGGGCTTAGGATCTTGCTCTAGTAAATCAAATAGTTTGTATGTACTTTTTTGAATTGTTGGTTCGCCGCCAGTAACACGTAAAATGTTCAGAGTTTTACTAACCTCCGGCCACCATTTCCACCAAGCATGAAGATAAGGATTGTTATCTTCATCATAGACTTTAAACCAGTCAATGTCACAGCGATGATTGTTTACCATATCATACGGACCGTGCTGTCGTATTTCATTGTGAAAGCGGCTACTGGCCTTAGGATGGCAATATCCACAACGGAAGTTACATTCGTTACCAAATGAAATTTCAATATACTCAGGATTTACGTTAAAGTCCCAAGGATTAAATTTAATTTCTTGTAGACGTTGTTCGTTATAGATACTAGCACTGCGTATGTGTCTATCACTTACGTAGTCTTTGCCCATATTTTCAATGTTCCAGCAATATTGACAACCTTTTGGTTGTTTGCCCTCGAGCATTTCTCTACGCTCTTGCTTTTTTTGCTGTGTATTGTGTAATGCACTAGGATTGGTTAACAATTCATCTACTGAAATTTTGTGAGGGGCAGGATGATAACAACTGTGTGTTTCTCCAGTTTGCAAATAAATTGTTGTATGATGCCATTTAGCAAAACAAAATGTTGGGCTAAAATGTCGTGTAGTAACGTCGTTTACATTTTTAATGTAATCCTGTGTTTTTGACATTAATCTTCTCTATCTATGAACTGCTGATTAGTAGTTCTTGCTGGGTTTTGATAAACGGTTTTAAAGAATTTACTTTGATCTGCTTCTAGTGGATATGCTGCAATCGGCAAATCTAGAACTGGAATAAGTACGTCTGCTAAGTCTTCACACTTACGAACAAGATTTTCTTCGTCTACTTTTTTAGTAACAGTGTTTTCCCAATACTCATTTAGCCAATCAAAGTCACGAACATTTACATAATCCCAGTCAGTAAGCATGGTTTTATAAAGGCCTTCTCTAGCACCGTATATGCCCCACATACCGTTCTCAACATCTGCGCCAACCATGAGCCAAATATAAAGTCTGTGTAGATTTTTCCAATGATTCTTTTTAAATGCTTCTACAGTCGGCTTGACACCACGGTCCAGTGCCATTTTAACACCTTCTCTAAATCCTGCACGCCATGCTTGTTGCGGTGTAGCGTTGTTGTAGATTTCACTATAACAACTGTTCATTTGGATATATTCAAGATCCCAGCAAAAATCTACCTGTGCATGTGGATTGTTAGGATCTGCGTTTTCGTGTGTACGCATGTTCAAAACATATTCTTTTGGCCAACATTTTAGGCCGCCATTGCCATACATTAATCCATTAATTGTATTACGGGCAGTCCAACTAATAACACACTTTTCTAGATCTCTGTTTTCGTCAAAATCAAATTCTTTTGTAAGAAATTCTTGGCTGATAACATTATCGCCGTCGACTGTGATGAATCTGTCAGTTTCGCTTAGTCTAGCACAGGCTTTGTGTGCAGCATCACTGCCTTTGACACCATGTACACGTTTTGCCCATGGAATTTTTTTACACAAGTCTGCATAATTTTTTTCAGCGTTTGGCTCGTCATATGACAAATAAATTATATCATAGTCAAGCACTCTAAATTTACCCATTTAATACCTCATGCGAATATGTTTCTAGACGTTTTATAGTATATACACTTAATGCGTTTGGGTCAAGTTCTATTTGGTTTTCAAAGTCAATATGTAAATCTTGTTCAATTAGTGAATTCAATTCTATAGTTAAAAACTTTTCCAGTTGATGTGGGTCGTTGTATCGTGTAAAACTAAAGTTAAGAGATTTTGTAAAAATCATCTTTTTAGATTTAAAATTATCTCTAATGATTTCATCTAACACAATTGTCCATTTTTTATTAGGGATGTCTTGTATGATTTTGATATCAGTTCTTGCACTACTATTAGGAATTTTATATATTTGATTGTTTACATCAAACGTAAAATCTTCTTCGTTAAGTTTATGTTTTAATACATAACTTTTAGAAACAGTATCAAACGCTACATAATAATGAAAAAAGTGTTCTTTACCAGTAATTAAATTTGCAATGTCTGCAAATTCAACTTCGACATAGTTACCTGGCTCAGTATTAACATTTGATACCGCAGTTAAATTACCATCTTCGTCGAAGTAGACATATCGTTTAGTTGAAACATAAAGAATACTTTCAAACATTTAAATATCTTTCATAAATTTTTATAACATCATCTGTAACAAAATCTTTTTCTGTATAATGAAATATTCCGTTTTGCTTGTAATTTCCAATTTTTAGATCAAGATCATTATCTAAGTATACACCTACTTTGTCTTGCCACCGTTCACTGGTTAAGATTTTCCAATCTTGTGTATGGATCTTCATATGAGTAAAATGCGGATATGTTGCTTTGCTTGTAACACGCTCCTCACAGTCTAGTATCTTAGTTACAATTGCAGCACTAATATCTACACTGGCAAATTTTTGAAAATACTTTCCACCTGCATATTGTCCATAAAACAGTTCCCAGTTGTTCATCACTAACTCAAGCCATTTATAAAAGTTGTGTGCTTCGTCGCTTTTTTCAAAGTAATGAAATCCACTGTATAGATTGGGCAGTTGATGATTTCTAAATGCTTTACGATAATAGATGCTAGTTAAAGGAGTTCCTCTATAGGTTTTTACGTTAGTAGTAAAAAATATCTTATAGTTTTTTAGAAAATTCCACCAATGCTCGACATTTTCAAGTACTAACATATCAGTATCTATCACAATTGTACGGTCATACGGTGTAGCATGATAAATTTTCCACCGATTTTCTACTTTCCATTCTGATGACTGTGCAGAATCTTCCCAAGGAATACTAACAATATCATCGAACACTGCTGAATGTTTTTTGTCAAGTGTGTCGTTGGTAATAAGACAAATTTTACTGTCAGGATTGGTAGCACGAATACTTAATGCACACAAGTATGCTTGTTTTACATAGTTGTGTGTGCTGTTCTGTGCAAGCATTGTAAAATTAACTGTCATTGTCTATTACTCTACCAAGACTAAACTTATTCATAACATGAACGTTGCTGTTTTTTATTTTTGTAGGAAAGTATTTTCCTGCTTCGTTTTCTTTTTCTAATAAAATTAAAAAATTTTCATTGTTGATTTCAACTAACAAGTCTCTGTCAATTGAATAATACATTGTACCCGGCATTGGTTTAGCAAAGTCACCTGCTTGAAATCCGTTCATCATATGAATTGCTATACTAAAAGCATGATCATTTCTAAAAACACTTGTGCGTATTTGATAAAGATTTCGATAATGTAACCAATTTTCTTGTATGTGTTTTATTAAGTTAAAAAAAACTTTATTAGTTTCTGTTTTTCTAAAAAAAACTGCTGTTGCCCAGTAAAAATTTGGACCAACTTCGCTGATAGAGTTAAATTCTGATACATCTCTCCATCCGGCTAAATCAAACGCATCTTGATAAATTAAAAAGTCATGTGCTTGTGTAAAACAATTAGACAATAAATTATTTGCAATTATAAAATCTGTATCAAGTAGGAGTGTTTCGTTGTAAGGAGTTAAATCAAATACACTGCTTCTACTTGTATTTTTAAATTCAAGATTTTTTCTAGTCCAAGATCCGTCGTAGTATTTTTTATATGTATATGAAGATTCTTTTTCTAGTTCAATAACTTTATCAAACACAGACATTGAATCTGTGTATCTTTCATTAAGATATTGTACATTGTCTGTTATAATACTAACCGGTAAGTTTAAGTAATTTTTAATACGCTTTGCCGAAAATACTGCTTGTTTTACATAATCAACTTCGCTGTTATTTCTTGCGATAAGCAAAACACCTTTGCTCATAAATCGATTATACCTTCAACTGTTCTGTTGCTTTTTAATTTGTTGTATTCAATTAAATATTTGTTGGTTGCTGCAAAGTAAACACCAACGATACTTTTGGTAAATTCAAACAACTCTTCAATTTCTACTGGTATTCCGTTATCATCAACTAGGATTGTTTCAGTTTGCTTTAAAGCAATAAGTGCTTGACAGAAACTAACTAACTCTTGTTTTACTGTAAACTGGCCACCGTTGAAATAATATACAATATCATTTTGATATTGTTCTTTTAAAACACGTTTTTGATTGTTTAGTGTGATCATATAATTACTAAAATCAAGTGCTTGTTTTAGTTTTTCGTCCATAGATTACTCCTATCGTATTGATATAATACGACATTTTTTAATATTTGTCAAATAATTTTAAGCAGGAGGAGTTAAATTGTCACTGGTAAGTGCAATTGCTGTTGCTAGTGTCGGGGCTGCCAAACTAACTGCGGTATACGATGCTGAGTTATATATAAACGAACTGTTTGGTCTACCAGTGTTAACTGTGCTAGTTGTTGTACCAGTTACTGGTTCGTCAATTGGAGTTCCACCAACTGGACTTCCTGCATTAGTACCAGTATCACCGTCATTGAATTCAATTCTAAATCTCAATGTTGATCCAGAAAGTAACCCAGATATAGTATAATCGTTGTCTGCATATACTCCAGATCCTGCTTTAATAAACAACTGTCTGTAACTAGATGTTAAACTGCTAAAACCGCTGCCTCCAGAACCAGCCGGAGTTGGGGTACCAGATGATGCTGTTATTCTAAATTTATTAAATGTAATAGTACCCATTGCACTTAGCAAACCTTGCCAGTCTGTGTCTTTTGATCCACTGCCGCCAGTTAGACTAGCAGTAAAACGTATTTCACCACCTGCATTAAAATAAAAATTCATTGCGTTAACAGTAGGAAATGTTACAGTTACTACATGATAAATGCTTTCAACCTGGCCTGTGCCGCCCCACTGAGTACTTCGTGAACTGTTAAGCGGTGTTCCTGGGCTAAAACTAGTTATTGAAAACCCAGTTACACTAGGATCAAAGTTACTCACAGTGTTTATTAACGACTCGTAATCATTAATACCTTGTATTGTACCGTCAGCCGGTGTTGCTTTTGCACCTGTAGTTTGGTTAAAAGTTTGAGACTGATTTGCACCAACAGTTTGTCCTGTTGGCGGTACTGCAACAGTGGTGCTTACACTACCAACTTGATGCACATACGTTCCTTGTGCATCGAGAAATAGATCTAGCATCTGTTCAGAGGTAACCGAGTCAACTGTGGCTGCAACTGTTGTAGACCTCATGGTCTGTCCATATTGTGTTGCATAGATACTGGACAAAGTACTTCTGATTGAATTATAAGAACTAGCTGTTAAAGAGGATCCGGTTGATACAGGCATTAGTTTTTCTCCTAGTACTTATATATAGTTTCTGTCATTACAAACTTTGTATAGTTTGATATGCAGGAGAAGGCACTGACACATAAGAACCAGTTGCTCTGTATTGAGATATCGAACTTAACAACGTACCTTCGACTGGCTCGTCAACGTTGTTACTTAGATCATCGGTGAATTCAACTAAGAATGTAACAACTCCTGATGTTTGATCGCCCTTGGCTTTAACTACAAATGTGTTACCTGTATAAACACTTGTACCAGATTTTGTATAAAGTGTTTGATACGTACTTGTTAAGTCAAAGTTACCTAAACTAGACGATATACCAGAACTTGCAGTAACAGTTGTATAGTTAAATCTCAAAGTTCCAATTGACTGTAATAGATTTTGCCAATCAATAAATTTTGAAGTAGACGAAGGAGGGCTGGAAATTGATGGTACAATTCTTATTTCGCCGCCGCTGTTAAAGAAATGTCTTCTGTGATCTGCGGCAGTGGCTGTACCCGATGTTCCATCCGAATTTATAACAGTATAACCACCAGTAAATGTTACAGTAAATTCATGACGCACTGTTTGAGGTTGCGATGCGCCACCCCACGCTGATGTACGCTGACTACTTAACTTATTTTCTACTGTTGCTTGTGACGAGTCTAATGCAAATCTATTAATTTCTGCATAAACAAACGTTGAAATATTTTCGTATTGAGCATAAACTGTATCTGTTATTTCGTCTGCGGAAGCAACAATACTCGTTAGGGTAGGAAGACTTCCTGTTTGGTGTACATATGCTTTTTCTAAATCAGATTTTAAATTTTGCATGTGTAGAGCATTAACAGTATTTGTTGTTGCTACTGTTGTGCTAACTGGTCTTTGTCCATATCCTAAATTTCCGCTGCCGTTGCCTAAAACAGCAATTGCCTTTGCTTGCATACTATTGTATCGCGCTGCGGTAATTATCTCTCCAACTGCCATTACTTATTCCTATAAACTGCTAGTTTTATTTATACTTTAAGAACACACTCGACTAACTTTTCGTCAGTTGAATCGTTGGTCTCTAATGCTACTCCAATTAATGCAGTTGTTGCCATTGTAGTGCAAACGCCTGCATCCCAAGCATAAACTGCTTGACCTTTTTTAACTGGGCCTACTATTCTTACCGGTACACGACCTTTAAGTGCAATTGCTTGGCCGTTCTCAAGTTCGCTATTCATCAAGTATGCAGGCTTTTCGGAAATTACACCGATTGCTAAATCACTTGCTGTAGCCGGACAAGTTTCGTGTTCACTGTGTTTGCAAACTGCCATTGCTGTTCCAACTGGCCATTCTTGTTCTGTTGTATACTTTTCTGCAAGGTCAGCGTATCTGGCTTTAGTTGCAGTACCATTAAACACAACTGCTGTCAAGTTACCGCTGCTGTCTCTTGCTGCAACGGTGTTTGCAGTTGCAGAGGTTGATGCAGATCTTCCTGTGCCACCCACTGTTAACAATCCTGCTTCAGTTGCAGTACCTACAAGGTTAGTAGCATATACATTTGCCCATGCATTACCCGAAGCACCTAAATTAAATGTATTATTTGCGCCCGGTGCTATTCCAGTGTTGGTAATTGTAGATACTAGCACATCAGTGCTAGATCTAAAACGTAATGCATTTCTAACTAATTTTATTTGCGGAGTTGAAGTATCCGAGTCGATGTTAACAATTAAATCATCGTCGTTGCCTAATGTATATCCTACGTCGCCAAACTTAACAATCCCAGTAAATATAACATTGTCGGTTGTTAAATAATCCGACGCAGGACGTCCTGCTAATCTCAACGCATTTGAAGCAGTGCCCCAATATCTATGATCAGATGTTGTTACACCATTGGTTGATGCTTTTGTATTAATTAAGGTAAGACCTTTTTTAACCGAGTCAAATCCTTCGATTGTATCTGCTAGTGATATAGTAAATTCGTCTTTGCTGATAATGTAAACAACCTCATCATCGACTGTTGCTAGGATAATTGCATGTTGCACCCCGAGTGTATCTGTAACTGTTAAACTTCTCATTTGAGTTACACCGGTACCTGCACTTTGCGGTCCTACTAACACCCACTCGTTTGATGAATTTCTAGCATAAAGTTGATTTGTAGAACTGTTCCACCAAAGGTCGCCTTCGACTAATCCAGTTGGTGCAGTACTACTAACTTCTGAGCCGCCTGTGGTTTTCCACTTTGATCCGTCATATACTTTTATTTTACTTGTTGCACTATCATACCATAGCATACCGCTGATTGGCTTTGTTGGTGCTACAGAGTTAGCAAAGTTTTCTAATAAGAATAAAAAGTTTTCATTTTGTGATTCGCCATATCCGGCAAAATTCTTACCGACAAATTTCACTTCAGTAGTTTGATTAATTGTACCGTCTTCTACTGTAGTTAAAACTGTACCGTTGTATCTGTTAATAATATATGCCATTTATGGAACAACCCCTTTGCAACACTAATATTTACCTATTAAACACTCGAAACAAGATCTGTGTCGTAGGCCCAGTTACCTGAACCATTAACAACAAAACGCTTTAAACTTCTTGACACAGATAGTGATACTGTTTCCGTTACATTAGAAAAACTTACGTCAGCAAGTACTGACTGATTTTCTGTACCATTTTTGTCTACTGCTATAAAAGACTTTGAAATTGCATCGCTTGCATTATATTCTATAGATCCGCTGTATTGAACACAATGTACATAAGCATACACACCAATGTTTTTTGTAAGCGACGGTGCCAAATCATTTATAACCGATGCAATTTGACTGTTGCTTAAACCTGTAATGTCCAACGAAAGATAAACAGGTGCTTCTAAGGTTTTATCGTCAACATAGCCTTTTGTAGCAACATAATCAGGCGAATCAGAAATATCAGGAGAACCTACTCCGTATATTTTTCTGCTGCTAGTAATGCTTATATCGCCAGCACTTGCAATTACCAACGGATTTGTAGTAGTTGTAATAGTTGCGTTGTTTAAATTGATGTTGTCTACATTTAAACTGGTTAGTGTTCCTACACTTGTTAAACTACTGTTAACAACAGATGACCCTAATCCTGTTTCTGTTAAAACAGTATTATAGCCAACTTTGTATGCATATCCGGTTGGTACGTTCCAATGTGTAGAACTATCCCAAGTATCATAGGTTAAGTTCCAAGTTATAGACTTGTCATTTCCTGTTGCTTTTACAATTACACCTGCACCATCGAGTGAACTTTCTGGTAACAATGTACTATCTGATGTAATTGCAAGTTCGATTGTTTTATCTTCTACTCGTAAATTTGTAACATCAAAATACGATGTTGTACCGTCAACTTGTAGGTTTCCTGTAATTCTAACATTAGTATTGACATCAAATCCAAATTGAGGGTTAGATTGCCATACACCAATTCGAGAAGTACTGTTGTCAATTGTAAAATAATCAACAATTGTCGAAGATTGATTTATTTGAAACTTAACATCAGAGCCGTTTAGTTGTGCTCTGTTAACTGTGCTTATACCCTCAACTTTGATAACATAGTCACTGTCGTCACCTATTATTATTCCATTATCATTTTTTACATGCAATGATCCTGTTGCAGTATTATTTGCAGCAATCTTTAAAAAATCGTCAGGTGTAAATTCATCGCCTAAACTATCAACCAGTGATGTTGCAAACTCTGCTGTTCCTATAAATCTAAAATCAGGATACACAGAACTTATGTTAACGCCGGCTTGTATATTTGTTCCAAAGTTTGCTATACTTTGTGCAGCAATAAAATCTATACTGCTGATTAGTGCAACCGGTGCACCGCCTATCATTAATCTTGCAACTGTTCTTGGATTTCCAAATCTATCTACAACTGTCTGAACGTCAAATCCAGTAACGCCTTGAGCAAATGTATAGATAGGTCCTGCTAAGATAACGTTATTGCCATCACTAAACTTGATTTGTTGAGTTGCAGAATCAATCCAGATGTCGCCTGCTAACAACTCAGGCTCGGTTGCAGAAACTACTGTAGTATCTGTTGATCTAAAAATAGTACCGTTGAATATTTTTAGTCTACCTTCGGATGTGTCGTACCAAAGTTGACCTTCTAGTGGATTTGCTGGTGCGGCAGTATTTGCAAAGTTTTCAAGTAGTTTTATAAAATTTTCATTAAATCTTTCACCATACCCTGTATAGTTACGTCCTACAAGAGTTAAGTCAGTTGTGTCAATGTCTATTCTTCCATCAACCAGATCAACTAATAATGCGCCATCGGTTTTATTAATTTTATAACTCATTAAAAGACTCCATGATAGATGATAAAGTTGACAGTTACATAAGGCGACACTGTTGAAAACTCATCTTGTGTTGTATAATCACTAATGCCAGCAGTTCTAGTAAATCCTGTACCAGCGTTGCCACCTACTATTGAAATCGATGCAGTATTTGGTTCAGACACCGATGAATTAGTTGTTGCATAGAATTGTGTACCTGCGTCACTTTGTAAACTATGACTGTGGTTAGGCAGTTGTGAGTCTGTAATCAGTGCTGACTCAGATCCGCCTACTAAACCTACAGTATTTTCAGTTACATCAACAAATGCACCGGTTGGGTTAGGCAAAGTATTACCAGCATCATACAACCAACCAAGCAATGTTCTTCCTCTAAAATCTGGCAATTTAAAAGTAATTGACGTACCTACTCCAAAGTTTGTACCAATTATTGCATGTAATGCCGAATAGGTTGATATCGGTCTTTCTGTACCATCACATATAAAGAACCCTGGAGGTGCTACTGTTCCACCGTATGGTAAAATTGTACCAATTGGCATTATCGGACCTTGAGCAGTATTAGGAATTTTACTAACTAAATCTTCTTGTTCTATTTTTCGCAGACCTGTTCCTGGTCTGTTAATTAAAATTTCGTCAGTTGTTTCAACTGTAGTAACTTGAGTTTTATCTGTTAAAAATGTTGAGTTCAGTGTTGTTGTGAATGTTTTTGTACTTCCGCCAACTTGCCCGTCAAAAGTAAACGATGATGCAATTACGTCCCCAGACATTTGAAATGTAGTTGGGCTACTTAATTTGCCCGCAGTTGTAGCAGTTCCAGTTAGATTACCAGTAACGTTTCCTACAAACGAACCGTAAACGCTGTTAGCATAGATGTTGTTGTATTTTAATGCATTGGTACCTATGTTTTTTATTCCAGTTACCGAAGGCAAAATGTCATCTGTTGTTAAGTCGCCGCCTACAGTAATTGTTCCAGTAACAGACAAGTTTTCGCTTACTGTTGCACTGCCTGATACGGATAAGGCTGTTGCAATTGCATCTGAATTTAATATTGTTACTGTTCCACTGGTTTTAATATTTCCAACTACATCTAATGCCTCAGTAGGTATTTTATTACTACCAATGGTAATTTTTGTATTGTTAAAAATTCTCATAGCAGTTAGAGATGTTCCGCTGCTGTTGACTTTAAAATCAATACTGCCGTCGTTTGCAATATTTCTAATTTCTGCTACACTTCCGGCAATTGATAATGCAAGTGTTTGGTTTTCGCCAATTATTAGTCCGCCATTGTTGTTGATACGTATAGATCTGTCAAACACGTTACTGGCATTTAATCTTGCAAACAGCGCACCTTCAGTTGGTGTTCCACTTACTAAAAGTGTTTCGGCTTTTTCGGCTGTACCATAATACTTTGCATTTGATCTTAAATTAACACCAATTCTTATTATGCCAAATCCGCTTATAGTTAATTTAGGTGTAAACTCAGTATTGCTAATAATAGAAACTGGAATATTGTTTACATAGTTAATAATCACTGGATTTTCAACATTAGTAGTTGAAACTACATTGACAAATTTTGCACCGGTTGATGCGCCTTCTGAATAATCCGGTCCAACTAATATCCACCCAGAGCCCGAGTAAATGTAAAGTTGTTTGTTAGCAGTATCAACCCAAAGATCGCCTAGAATACTACTAGATGCTTCGGGTTCGGAGTTTGCTTTTTTAAGGCCGCCGGCACTAACCCATTGAGTGCCATCGTAAATTTTTAACTGATCAATTCCATCGGTATTGTCGTACCAAAGTTGTCCTTCGATAGGATTTACAGGAGCAGTATTGTTAGCAAAATTTTCTAACAAATGTAAAAAGTTTTCGTTAACTATTTTGCCATAGTTAGCAAAGTTTCTTCCAGGAAATACTAAACTAGTATCGGTTGAATTAGTAGTTCCGTCGTCTACTATTATACTACCCTTGTTTACACTGTCAGTAAAATCTACTTGATATTCGGCCATTATTATACCTCGTTAAATCCGCTAAGGCTTTGTACTCTTACAGTGTAGTCAATCTGTATAAGTCTATTCAAACTTTTTTGTACAGGGTGGAAAATAACATGAGTTAGTAATCTTCCTGATCCCGAACTACTATAACTACGTAAACCTAATTCGTCAAAAACATATAAACCATTGGTATCTGCCGCAGTATCAAACGCATCTTGGCCATCTGGTTCGCCATAATCTAGCAAACAACTAACAAGAATATCAGTATAGTTTGTACCAGATACGTGACGTATTTCTGTTTTGTTTCTAGACGGATCAATGTTGTTAACACTTCTATCATCAACTACTTTGTTATATGTTTGATTATACAGACTTGCATTTGTGCCAGTTGTGTTAGGAGTTAGGTATGTAATAATACCAGTTGGATCGACGTTTGTTCCACCGTTTCCAAAACTCATTTCATATATAAATCCTTGCCCTGCATTTGATAAACTCTCTGCTAGAGCAATACTCATATTTTCGTAATGTATTGCATTTCTCTTATTAATGAAAGTTTCACCAGATATTGGATCAAAAATCTTAATATGACCTTCAACATGTATTCCATTAAAATCTTTTAAATTTGTCATTCTTACCACCTATACTGTATTTATTTAGGTAACTGTATTGTTGCTTCACGCAAGAATCTTGCGATGCTGTTCTCAGACGTTGTCAAAGACTCCCCAGAATCAACCCAAGTTCTTCCTAGTTTTCTAACTATTCTAATATCAACATCATTAGGAGGAGCAATTGCAAGTATAAGATTACCGTTGTTAACAGTGTATTCTGCCGGCAATACTACATCTGCTTCGTTACTGTCTAAGTTTAATGCTGCATTATACACAGACAACGTTGTTTTTCTTAGTCTTCTACCAGCAACAAACACCTCAATTTCATTTACACTTTGTGGAACAAAGTTTAGAGAATATTCAGTTGTTGTTGTGCTGTCGTTGGTTCTGATAGTTTGAATCAAGAAGTTGTCATTATAGTTAACTGTCTCGTTGGGTCCTTGACCTTGTGCTATTGTCCCTGTTGCATAAATGTCTTTTACACCAGTTCCTAGTGTACCTCTACGTAACTGTAGAAGAGCATTTCCGTTGATTTCAAAGTATTCAATTCTTTCGCCTTCAACAAAGACAACACCTGGAATATTTTGTGCTCTGTTTGGAACAAACATTCCTGTAACGTCATCTAGTAATATTCTAACATCATACCAATTTAACGGCGATGCAAGAACATAACTGTTTTTTTGATTAAGTCTCTTGTAGTGTGTTCTGTTTAGCATATCTTTGAAAATTCTATAACCAAATCTTTGTGTAATTGGTGTGTTACCAAATTGTATTACATCAACTACATCGTTTGCTGAAAGGCTATTAACCAGTTGTATTGCATTTTTAGATTCTACTAGAGCATAATCAACGTTAGGAGTTAACAATACTTCGTTTACTGCTACCCAAGCATAATTTGCACTAGAAATATTTCCTCTTAAAGGTATATAACCACTGCTTATCAAATTACGCTTTATATAGTCAGGAGAGTCAATTGGTATAACTGCATCTGGCACAACGGTATATGTAATTCTTTCAAAATTGTTTATATCGTGATTGCTGAATTGATATATTTCAACTGTTTCTCCAGAACTAGGCGGAATTACAAATGTTAGATTTTTACTTAGTACATATTCAACTGTTTCAATTTGTGTTGTAATACTACTGCTTCCTACTGAAACTACAAACTCGTTATCTACTATATAAGCATCTTTGATTTCCGGCTGCTTTGATGCAAATGTAACTTCAGTTGCTTGAACAGCAATTGCTACTGCTGTATACGTATCTCCAGTAAACACCGATGTCAATTCAACTGTATCACCCACACTAATCAGCGTCGAAACGTTGCTTGAGAATACAATATTTGTATCCAAGAAATAATAAGCAGCATTTTTAACAATGTAGATATCAAGTCTACTTCCTGCTGTTGCAATATCATTTCTTAGAAGGACAATTCTTCCGTTTACTGGATCGTATGTGAATTGTTCTTCTGTTAGTTGAACACGATCCGCAAAGACCAATACATCTGCACTATCAATTGCAGTTGTGTCATCAAATTGCCATGCTTCTATATCATATACTCTATTGCTTGTAGTAGTATAGGAGATACTGTATCCGGGCTGTAAAATTCTATTGTTGATTTTTACAACAATATTATGAGATATCGGATCATAGTTAAATGGCTCAGATTCTAATACGTGATAATTTTCAACTCCGTCCGAAGCAAATGTTTTGTCTATAGAAACTTGACTGTAGGACTTTACTGTGCTATTATATAAACTGTATTGTACAAATGCACCTTCGGTTAAAACTGATGAATCAAATACAATCTTTATTCTATTTGCAGCGCCATCAGCAGTGGTTGATTTTACTAAACTATAATCAGAACCTAAAATCATGACTTTGCCATTAATGGTTACAAAGGACGATAGTTCATCAGTCCAAGTAATGCCGGTAAGCAACTGTGTGGTTGATCCATCAGATACAAAATAATCAGTATCTAATAAGTTAGCACCATTTGTGCCGATGGTCATAATCGACAGTGCTGACCCTACTAACTGAGTACTGTCTTCAAAAGTTAAAGTATGATTTGCATAATCTATAACATACTGTGTTGGCATTAAGAATTGATTGTCTATCTTAACAATAACAGCATCCTCGGACTGCGGTATCGACGGCAAGTCAAATGTATATGTTGATCCATCAATATTATAACTTGCCACACCTATAATTCCAGTACCGTCAGAAGTTCTATGATAAACACGAATGTCTAGTGTGTCATACATTTGTCCAGGTACTAATTCTTCAGGACCTTTACTGGTTGTAGCAGTAACAAAGCCGTCACCGTCGATTACAATATCTTCTGCTGCAATACCAGTTGCTGTTGTTCCAGCAAAGTTACCGCCGATCAACGATGTGTCAAAACTATTGTCAGATGGTTGATAACTACCATCGCTGGTAACTTTTCTAATAATAATCACATCATTGGCTATTGTAGTAATCGCTTCTTCGTTTATTATTACTGTGGTTGTAATACCATCGCCTACAATAGTTTGCATTACTGCATTGGGATTTGTAACAACACCGCTTGTTTCAAAGTTTGGATCGTCAAGTCTTACACCGTTTAGATATAGATTATACTCAACATCATTCTCAAGTGGTTGAGAAAGTTCAAACGTATTTGTGCTTCCGTCTAATACAAAAATCTCGTCTTCGTATTGATTGTCAAATGTATCCCATGGCAAAGAAGCAAATCCTGCAGAATCAAAGCCCTGTTCAGTACCAAATCCGTAGGTGTCAATTTTAACACCACTGTATTCAATACCGTCCATCAACTGTGCTAGATCTTTACCTGCCATACCGGTTGTTGGGTTATAAAAGAAATTGATTCTGTCTGCGGCAGTTAACATTGCTACAGACTTTTCGTATCTAATTTCAACAGTTGCACCTATTGCAGGAGCATCAACAAATTCTACATAACCTATTAATCTATTATAGGTCTTTGTAGTGTCTTTGTCATTGCCAACAGTATACTTACTGCTTAGTTGTAATATTCCGTTTACGTAAACTGAATACTTGTTGGTTCTTAGGTCCATCGGCCATTTTAGCACAAACTTTTCTTTTGCACCTGTTCCAGTAAATGTTTCAATTTCTGATAAATCGGTGTACAGATACGAGCCAGTAACTCTGTCAAACTTAATTACCATATGTGTAGAACGAACTTTGCTATTTCCTAAAATAGCAACTGCTTTAGCAGGTGTACCGTTTTCCTCAAGCGATCCATTGATTACAATTTCTGGAGATACGTAATACTTGTCTCCAGTATTTGTAATTTCAATTGTTGACACTGACCCTTTGCTTAGGTATGCTTTGGCTGTTGTACCGTTGCTGTTTATAATTTCAACCACAGGTGTTTCTTTGTAGCCACTGCCAGGTTCAGTTACTTCAATTCTTACAATATCGTAGCCATTGTTGTCTAACCAACTCTTAAATGGATAGTCGACATACTTTGGAAGTAAATCTACAACTTCGCCGTTGCGTAACTTAGCATAACTTGTTTCGATCTCTTTTGTTACATCGTTATAACTAGGAGGCAAATCAAAGTCAGTGGTCAATGAACGTGTAGGTTCCATACGATCGTAAGAACTAATATACTCTCTTACTTTAGTATGATATGGTTTAACTTCGTTGACGTAATCTTCATAGTTTTCAAGATTGTCATTTTGGAATGTAACTTTTTGTGCTAGACTGCCGAGGTTATGCTTTGCTCTTACAAAACTAGTTTTAAATGCCCAATCAATGTTTGGTTGTTCTGCAAATGCATAACGTAGTCCTGCAAAGAATAATCTATTGTATTCTGTTTCAAGTTCGCCTATAAAGATGTCATCACGTAGTGCTGTTAATATATTTCTTAACTCAAATACAGGTTCTCTGTCATAGAACGTAATGTCAAATACGTTAGCATCGTATCCACTTGTCTTTGTAGCATAATCATACAATCTTGTACTTAATTGTATTGTTCCGTTTTGTCTACCAATGGTTTTATAGTTAACAGTGTAGTCTTCAGTCGGAATATTATCTATTTTTTCAAGTAGTAGCCAGCCGCCTGTTCCGATAGTGTTAATTTTTACAATTTCACCAATGTCTGCTTCTGTTCCAAACAGTTCATAACTTTGATCAACAACGTGGTCAACTGCTGTTAAAGAATTATATCCATCTGCATACCAGTCAACATAATCCCAATATCTTGTGGTGTCAAATGCTTGGTTGTCAGATCTGCTCCAAGTCTTGGTTAACTTATCCCAAACATAAATTGCCCAACGTCCGCCAATTTCACTGTCTACGTTTACTAAAGCACTGAATTTACGAACTGTAAGTCTAGTACTACCGGTGTAGTTATTGCCACTTGATCTTACAAATACACTGGTAATTTGACCTAGATTGTTGATTGTTGCTTTGAGAATTGCTCCTGTACCGCTGTTATCATCAATCTCAATGTTAGGTGCTACACGATAGCCTCGGCCTGGATCAACGATAGTAGCGCCTGTGATTTTTCCATTTACTATAATCGGTGTTAAAACTGCTTGTTGAACTTTGGCCACGCCAACAGAATCAAGTTCCAATACTGTGTCTACAACAATGTCGTACTTTCCAGTATTGATACTTGGCTTTTCGTCAACTGCTAACAAGTTTGATATATCAAAGTTATCAACAATTTGATACTGAATTAATACACTGTTGACTCTTTCAACAAACTGCTTGACTGCTTCAAGTCTGTTTATAAACATGCTCTGTCTTGGTCTATTAAAAATGCCATACTTTTGTTTTGCTGAAAGCAATGGATCCGGTACTGTTTTATTGTTTATATCGTAACCAATTAAACTGTCGAACCACTTTTGTTCAATTTCTGAATTAATCTTACTTGTACCAAGACCTTCGGTGAGAAGTTGGTATTCGCTGTGAATGTTGGTTTGTAATTCTGCATCTTTTAAGAATGTAAAGTGAAGTACAGTATTTGTACCTTCAACAAAGTTCTTTAGATTATAAAGTGCAAAACTGTCCTCGCCGATGATTGCGGCAAATCTATAACCCTGCCCTGCTGGGTCTGCAATCAACTGTTCAACATCAAATGCAGAAATGCTTCTTAGGATATTTGTCGGAACAATACGCTTGCTCTTAACCCAATAGTAATACTTTGTTCTAAAACTGCCAGCAACTGGATCGTATATTTTTTTAGTACTATAAACTGTGTTGTCGTACTTGGTGGTTCCACTGATGCCTTCGGCAAATCCTCGATTGGAATCTGCTCTGCTGTTCCATTCGCTAGGTGTATATTTTGTACCTACCCATTCGTAAACATCGATACTTGCACCAGGAATTAATTTGTTCCAAGTGCTAATTCTATATTGACTATCACCTTGATAAGAATTGTACCAACTTGCGGTACTTAGATCCCACCATAATTTTCCTACATTTTCTTCAGCCCAGTTACTCGAACTGTCAACTACAACCGACGGATTGTTTTCTTCGTTGTTCGAATAGATTGCTGGATCGTAAAATGTTTTCCATGTAATTTCTTGTTCTGCTGGGCCAGCAATTTTACCCTGACGTGGATCAATTAGATCAACGCTGGTTAGTATATCATTTAAGTCTGCTGAGTACAAGAATACACGTTGTATTTTTGATAGATCAGTTTTTTCAGACTGTGCTGTTAGTAGTTCCCAACTGTTTGTATTTTTAGGCGCTCTTAGATCTGCAAATACACCCAATGACGAATCTTCTGTTAGATTATAATTTCCTACCAAGTCATTGTCAAGTGTAGTAGACGGATTTAATTTTGGTAAACCAATATAAATGTGATTGTCATTTAACTTAAAGTTACTGATGTTATTATATTTTGTATTTCTGTTATACTGTAGATCTTCGCCGTAGATATAGTAGTCGCCAATTTCTTGGAATACGCCTATTCTTCCTACGTCTTTTTCCAGTGTCATAAAAGTAGTTGTTCCAGAATCAAATGTAGTTTTGTTTGTCAACTCTGTTGAATTAGAATCTAATACATATCTTGAAACAATGTTGTTTCCAAGTTCATCGACCCCAACAACTGTAGGAGGTAAAATTTCAGAATAAGTGTCAAAAGTAGTTATAATTCTTCTATCACTATTCTTGCTAGAGATTGCTAACTTGTTTGAATTAAAGTCAACACCATTTCCAAATGCTTCATTCTTTTCATCAAACGGACTAGACAGTGTTTGTTGAATTTGGAATGTTGAAATATTATTAACTGTTGATTGTGCATAGACATAAACGCAACCTTTGTCAATGCCGTTGACATCGTTTGTTGGTGCACCTATAGCAATTTTTGTACCAGCGTCGTTGATTGAAATTACATGAGCAAAATCTTCTTTGCTATCTTCTGTATCAATGGATTGGGCAAATTGCCATCTATCAAGTGGCTTTCTGTATATCGAAACACGCTCTGTTATCGCAGTTAAGTCTTCGGCAATTACACCATACTGTCCTTTTGCTGCTAATACCAAAACATCACCGTGAGCGTTAACATCAAACTTTTCACCAATGTTTTTTATGCCAAGACCAGCATCATTAAAGTCACTGTCTTGATCCCCATCGATGATGTCTGAGCGTGGAATAAATCCTGTATATTCTACATTGTTGTCGCTTACAGTCACAGATCTTTCTAATAAATCAACTTCAGTAGTCGGTGCTATAAGATCAGAAATTATTGTTCTTAATGTTCCGTTATAGAATACAATGTTATTTCTATAATAATTTACTGTAGTTTCATACAATCCTTTGTAGTTTCTATCAACTGTGTATGTCCATTCTCCGGATAAATTATCAATAAAATAAATTCTTCCTTTGCTTACATTTTCTTCACCAGGAGCACCTACAAACAATTTGGCATTGCCATCAAGTGTATTCTTTAGAATAACTCGGTAGCCAAATCTTTCGTTTGTAGAAGGGTTAGGACTACAAATTGTGTGAGACAAGTTGTATGTACCAGAAGTATCTCTTTCGTACAAGTACACTACACCCTGTGAAGTATAAGTCGACGCAGTAGCAAGTACGCTAGTTGTTGCTTCAATAAAATATGCAGATTCCCAATCTTGATTGTCATCGGTAATTGTGCTGTCTGCATTCCAGTCCAACACGTCAACTTTTGCTTTCCAAAGAGTTCCTCTATTTCTTACAATGTCACCCTGATCATAGTTCTCGCCAACAGTAATGTCTCCTCTAAATCTAGTTTGAACATTACTTGCATAAGGTGCACCAACTGCAATATATTTTCCATCGGGGCTTACACTAACACTGAATCCGTATCCACCAACGCCAGTATAAACGTCAGTTGGTTCTACTGCTTGATAAAAACTTGTAGTAAAGGATTCAATGTTTCTAGTATAGATTCTTAAAATGCCATCTCTGTCTAGTCTAGGAGATGAACTTGATATTGCAATTACAGTATTTGATGCGTTTGCATCAAAACTATGAGAGAACCCGTCGCCTTCTTCGGTTGGGTTTAGTATCTCATCTTGTACTGCAAATATGTTTTTATTTGTATATACACCCCAGTTACCGTCACCTTTGTTGTCAATCCAGATTTTGTCACTGATGTCATTTCTTAACTGTTCAATACTTTGATTAACTGAGTTTGCATCTGCAAATCTTCTTTCAACAAATCTTGCAATTGCAACTTCTGTACTGTCTGGAGATTCGTAATCTGATGCAAAAGTTTTATCAGTTAACAAGTAAATCTTATCGGCTACTCGTTTGTGTAGTTTATAAAAACCTTTTAGATCAGTATCTGCTGTACTGATGCCAATGATTTCACCTTCGATAAAGTCTGGTGTTGGATCGATGGTTAAAGTTATGCCTTCAACAACAACTCCGTTGTCGTCACGATTAAAACCAAAAGGAATCTCGTTTTGGAAACCAACAATGTTGTATGGTGTTCTTGCCATACGTAATACTGTCCAATCTTGATCGTAATTTGTAATCCAGAAGAAATCACCTGCTTGATACTGTTCAATATCTAGTTGAAGAATGCCGTCATAGTCGTTGACAATCTCCGAGATTTCTTGGTCTCTAACATAGCCGTTGTCGGTTGTATATGTTTTGATATCATTTAAAATAGTAAAGGGTTTATGAGTATAATCTTCAGGCTTCTGATATGCCTGGAATGGAGCAATTTCGTAAACCAAGTCTGTTCTAGTTGGAGAAATATTATTAACCAACTCAATAATCTGTGGCTCAAGTCTATACTTGCTTTCGTCTAATAGATATTCAACTTCCACAAGGTTATCAATTGCACCGTACTGTCCTAGACGAATTGCCCACTCTTCGTAGAATTCAAGACTATCGGTGTTTGCACTGCTCAATGCATCGAACAGTTTTGTTAATGAATTTTTAGTACCCTTGTCTTGAATAAATCCTTGATAAAACTTGTACTGGCTTACACTATCTGTGATAATGTTTGCAAGATATTCTCTCTTCTGGTAACCAATTAAGTGTTGTGCAAGTCGTTCCTGTTCAGTATCAAAGTTGTCTGTTTCAAGATCGTAGAAATCAGAAATCTGTGCTGCTTTGTAATCCCAGTTTGGAAGCATACGAGGTTCAGGACGTTCATCTAGTCTGTTCCAACGATTGGCATTGAAAAATTCGTCGCTAGTGTGTTTGATGTTTGAACTGTAGAAGAATTCTTTGTACTTAACTACATCGCCGATTGCATAGTCAGTGTAAGTTGACCAATTTTTTACTTTGGCGTTGTCGTAGATAAATCCAGGAATGTTTAATCCGCCGTTCCAGTTATCGGTTCTGTAACCAACAACCTTGATACGCTCTTGTCTATAACCAGGAATCTTATCGTAGATAACGTCATTAAACACAGTTTCATTGTCAATTAAAATAACATGTTCTTTTTGAACAAGTGGTAACTTAACTAGATAAATTCCGTCGTCAATGTTAATAGGCTTAACACCAAAGGTATTTGAGTTGTCTCTAAAAATGTTTGAGAAATCTTTACTTATTTTAGATCCGTCGCCTGCTAAGATACTATATTCGTAGAATGAATCATATATATCATCTACTACAAAATACTGCTTTTCAAATACTACTTTGTTAGCAACAGGACTTACTACAAGCACTGTACTATTGTCCCAATTTTGTGTTACCCAGAACATAAATTCTTTAACACAAAGTTTCATATCTTCTACTGCTTCAGTTTCAGTATTATAAAATTCAAATTTAAAACCACTGTCGGTTAGATACTTTTCGTATCCAAGCATAAAGTCAACTACATCTTGCACAGATTCCAACAACGAACCGTATACAAGTTGCGATACTTCTGTTTCAAAGTCTCGTCTTAGTATAGCAGTTAATCCGCCAACAATTGGCAACTCGGCAAGTTTAACAAACTTTGTTGAATCAAACTCATCAGTGCTGGTGTGTGTAATTTTAGTTCTGTAATAAAAAGCGTTGTAAAGAACTACTAATCCAGAAACATAATCTTTTCCAGAATCCCATTCAACAAACTTTTCACTAATTCCACCAACTGTTATAGACGGATCTACAGTTCTGTCTTTTGGAGTATAATAATTAAAGACCGGATCTTCTTTGTCGTATCCAGAAATTACATATCCTGATTCAGTTTTTTCAATAATAATACCACTTAGTACCGCAGTTTCTAAAGGACTGCTGGTATTAAGTATAACCTGATAGTTTTCGTCCGGCACAAATACGCTGCTTTTGTTAAGCGGACTTCTACTGTCTAGAACTAGTTTTAGTTTTGACTTGTCTGTGAATCCGCCTAGTTTAATTGCCAGTTGATTTGTTAGATTGGTTAATTGTTCTTTATAGTCTGTGTATCTAATAGCAACTCTACTTGCCATATAGTTACTAACATAATTAACTAGTCCAGATGTTAGATTTAACGTGTCGTTTAACGATATAGCAGGAAATACTAAATCAGAAAGTGCAATTCTCTTTTGTGTATCTTTGTAGATAATGTTACCTGCAAGGTCACGTTCTGTTCTGCTATAATCGTAACCAAGTCCAATTATCTTTGATGGTTGTAGCAGTATCCATGCAGTTAATAAACTAAACGGATATTCGCTGCTACGTCTCCATGCTGTTTCAACTGGTGCTTGATCTCCAAATGTAAAGACGTTCTTTGATTCTGTTAGAATAAAGTTCTTTGCAATGTTGCTTTCTAATGGGCTTAGTAAACGACCGTACTCGTCTACTGGAATATAAGTTAATAGATCCAGTCTTTGGTATTTTTTATTTCTAATAACTGCTTTACCGGGCTCTCTAACAATACCCTGTGACAGGTCTCTCCAGAGAACAAGATTGTCCTTGGTGTACGGTGCAGCGCCGTACACTGATTCCCACCAAGTTGGTTTAATTGTAAAACCAATCATTTCCCACGGATTGGTGTGCGGTCTATCTGTGTCATAATAGAACTTGTAGATACTTCTCCAGTAACCAGTTAACGGGTTGCTGTCTTTGTCTGTGGTTCTAGAATAGTTAAAAGTAAACGAATTCTCGTTGTTCCAAAAGTTGTGTTCTGCAAAGTTTGGATTTCCAGCGATGTCAAGCCATTGAGAAAAATCTGCTGTCATTGCACGATTTATATCTGTGATAGAAAATCCTGTTGATCTACTAATACTAGGAACAAAGTCGTTGATATCTACTAAATCAGTATTGTACTGTGTTTTAATATTATTAAAGATTCTATATTCAAGTTCAAGAATAAGTTCGTCTCTATAATCATCAAATGCTAGAGTAAGACTGCCATCGTGACCCTGTATCATTCGTCTTGGAGTTGCATAAGTATTATCTTCAATGATAACAGGATGATACTTAGGATACAATCCTATTTTTGTTGGCGTAGGAGGAATATGCAACCCGTTGGTTGATTCGTATTCATAAACTTCGATTAAGTCACCGTCTTGTAAATCAAGTGTTACATAAACAAAACTATCAGTGAATGTGTAATCTCTTTCATGCAACAACTGTTCACTGTTCAAGTAAACATTTACTGCTTTTGTTGAAAGAGAAGTTAGATTGAAATTTTGTGATAGTGCAAAATATGCAGGACCGTTGTATTCGATAGTATGAATTGTTTTTCTTGCTGCACCAAATCCAATCATGTCTCCAAAATAAAATGGTCTAGAAGATATAAAATCTTTTTTGATAGTGCTTAAAATTAAGTCAACATGATCTTTTACAGGTCCATGAAATCCTGTCTTTTCTGCTTCGTATAAAAACTTTCTTTTAAATTTTGCATACTCTTTACGAGCATATCTAATACTTTTTATAATATTAGAATTTTTATCAGTCATGTGGTACAACGAGAGATTAACAGGACCACTGTGTTGTACAAACTTTTGTCCGTATGCTGTTACGTTTCCTAAGTCTCTTAGATTGGAGATTCCAGGAAACGATCCAGTGTATTCCGCAACTTCTTCAATAATACTTTCAACGTGATCGTTTACTTCACCTAAAGTAAATGTTGTTATATTTTCATTCAATGGATTCTTTTCAAAGTTTATAGGAACTTCGTAAAATCCTTTTGAATTTTTAGGAGCCGCACTATAACACTTTAATAAAACAATATCATCTACTGTTGCGTTTACAGTTAAAACAACTGTTGCAAATCCATTGATGTTTTGTATTGTAAAATCTTTGTTTAGTTCTTTTCTTGTTCCGTTGATAAAGACTTTTACAAACAAGTCAGTCAAACTTCCGCTGTTATTATAAACGTCAACTCGGAAATTATTAACTTGACTCGAAACGTTGTACTGTCTAACCACAGCCTGTTTGCTGTTTGCAATTGCCTTTTTCCAACCGTTTACATATACAAAGTCTGTGCCTGCTGAATTATACTTTTTTAAATATCCTACGTCTGTAAAGATATTTGCTGCGCCCGAAGGTTCAATCTGATATTCTACTGATTCACTTAAAAGATTAAATTCAAAAACAATGTCGCCTACATTGGTAATATTTCTATAGGTTAGAGAAAACCCTAATTCAGAATCTGCTGTACCTGTGCCAACTTTATAAGAAAATACTTTATTTCCTCTAAAGTTATTAGCAGGATAAACCAAGTTATCATTAAAACTATTTTCGTCTTTGTCAAATAAATCAAACGTTGGTGCTTGGTTTACACTGGTTTTTTCTTGTGACTGTTTCCACTGTGTTCCGTTGTACCAGAACATTTTTCCTTTATAGTCAATACCATCAAGAATTAAAACTGCATCATCTGTTGCTGGTGCAGAATCTTCAGTTTCTACTAGCGAAATTTGTCTACGACCGTTGTGTGTAATAAATCGTACTTCGTAAATTTTTCCATTAACCAAGATGTCGGTATCAGCAGCAAAAATAACACGCATGCCGTCAACTAAATCAACTTGATCAACGTTATACCCAAGCGATCCTTCAACTGTGGAAAATACATCTGTTGTATAAGTGTCAATTAGATTTACATTTTTCTTTGCTTTTGTGCCGTGATTGAAAAGTTTCAATCCTGCTTCAAATTCTATAATAGGACGTTTTGCTCTAGCATCTTCGTCAATTACAACCGGAAGATTATTTGCAGCAAATGATGCTTCAATTAAAGATCTATGGAACCAACGATTGTAACGAGCCCATGGATTTCGATCGGCACTGACTCTGTTAATTACAATATAGTCCTTGGTGCCAGGAAACGATGTTGCATCTTCGTAAGGATATTGGTCAAATCCAAAGTTTTCACCGTCAAATGGAATTTCAAACAGTGTAGTAAAAATTGCAGGTACTTCGAGATCTTGTTCTGCAACAAGTTGAATAGAATTACCCACACCTTCGACATAGAAATAACCTTCAGAATAAGTTGCCGGAGTAACCAATCCTTTGAAAGATAATTTCATACCGTTGCTTAGTTCAACGCCACTACTTGTTTTGTAAGTTTTTTTACCAACAATTTCTTTTTCAACGTCAATGAATGAATTTTCAACAATGTTGTTTACTGAAAAAATACCGCTAACGTTGACATCGTTTTTGCTTATGTAATACAATGCTTCTGGTGCATCATCAGGTACAGTAAATTCTATTACACCAGTTTCGATATACTCGTCTGTGGTTTCTATAAGATTACCAAATACATCTCTAGTGTAAACAACTACACCTTTTTTATAAAGTGTACTTTGATTTACAAAGTCAGTTCCAACTGTAGGATCATTATCCAGGAAAGTTCTTAGTATTGCAATAGAGAACGGATGACCTAGTGTGTTAATTTCAAATCTATAAGTTTGTCCTTTGTAAAGTTTAACTGTGGGATTTCTTAGCACTGGAGCACTTGGAAATTCATCTGTGGAAAATACATATGCAAAATTGTCTGCATCTTCAATTAACGAAACAGAATATGTGCTTACAACTTCTCTGGTTTGTCCTACAACATCCACAGGTACTGGACCTATAGGTAGCCAATAGTATTCTCTAAAATTAGTAAACTTGTCCCAGTCTATGTGTGGATCCCAAGAATAGAATTCTTGACTGTTTAAAATACTGTGATTGCTCGCTGAACCTTTAAAGTTTTTAATTTGTCCAATATAATCATTGTAATCTTTATAAAACTCAACATTGCCTAGTTCGTCTTTGTATAAAGAAACCGGTTCAAACTGATAATTTTCTCTATCTACTGTAAAGTCAGGAAGATAACTGTCATTTGTAGTTGCTGCAACTGAGTAACGTCTACCAACAAACGAGTTGATTTTTTCTACCACACCCGGTTGGATCATTTGATCAACAGTGCTACCTAAGAACTTTCTATTTGTATCAGTTCTAAAGTACTTCGGCAAAAATGTTGCCGAAGTTATAGAATTGTTATTTCCTGCTGGTAAGGGAAAATCTTCTTGTTCTTTATCGTATGCCATTAGTAAATGAAGCCTCCAGTAGTAGATGTGGTATCTGTACCACTTTGTATTCCAGTATTAGTTACGTTAGACGATGTTACAATTGCACCAGAGGATCTAATTCTGTCTGCTGTAATAGCAGATATAACTTCAACGTCGTCAACTGTTGCACTGCTTATAAAAATTTCATCTGCTTCGGATTTAACTTCATAAAGACTTCCAAATGCACTGGTTGATGCTCGAGGAACAATAATTATTGAACTTAGATCAGGTGATAACTCTTTCATAATATAAGCAGACATTTCGCTCCAATAAAATGTTTCGCCGAACTCCCAATTGTCTAAGTTAAAGAATTGATTAATTGCTGTAATAACTCTGGACTTTAGGTCATTGTCGTTTACAACTCTTTCTGTATTTTTTACAATTTTAAAAACTGCTTGCAATGATGTCTCACTTTTGCTACCAAAAAGAATTTTATATTTTACTGGGTGATAGATAATTTCATCACTGATAGATTTGATAGCATTTATCTTTTCGCCATAACTTCTAAATAGTTGATCGCTGCTCAACGGCAACGGAACTGAGGTTACAGTTCCGTCAAGGTATTGTCTAAAACTAATATCATACTGTTTTGTTAAAATATAAGAATCAATGATGTTTGTACTACTTGGATCTATTCTATTATTTTCGTCGCTGGCATGAATATATTGAAATTTAATTACGTCGCGACCTGTATATGCTCTGTAATCATAAAGAGTAGTCAACGATCTTGAAGCACTGTTTAGTTGCTCAAATGTGTCTGTGGAAATTATATAAAAAATAGGATTGTTTTCTGCTGTGGTATTAATTTCTGCTCTACTGTTAACGGTAATTATGTTTTCAGTTTCTGCGTTAACATAAACTAAAAATTCGCTATTATTGATTACCACTTTCTTATTAAAGATGTATGTTGTTGTATTAACAATTTCATCAAATATTTGCGGATCGTCAATAACGCCGTCGTCGTCACTGTCAAAGAAGGCAACTTCAACTTTTTTACTGTCAACGTATCCGTCAGTGTCTCTATACTCTTTGGTAACTTCCCAGTCAAAATCTCTAGTTAACGGACTTGTACCTGTACCAGAATTTACATTATTATTAATGTTTAAAACTGTAATCTTGTCTTTGATAATTGTGCCGGTTTTGCTATCATATATTTTTTTTGAACTATCAAAATAGAAACGTATTTCAGCATCACTTTCAAATACATATCTAAGTGTTCTATAAGTTACAGTATATGTAGATCCGTCAGTTTCAAATAAAACAATCCAACTGCTGTCCTGCTGTTGTCCTGTTGTATCTCCTGCAAGTCCTAAACTAAAGTCTCCAACAATATTCAAGTTTTCTTGAGTAATCACTGCCCACTGACGATTTTCTCTATCGTATCTTAAACCAAATGTTCTATAAGCAAAAATCTGATCAATCATATCTACAATAACATCGTCGACAATATCTCTTACAAATTTTGGTTTTATCTGCACTAGTTTAGAATTGTTAGGAATTATGTCATTGAAAATAATAGGACCTAATCCTGATGTTGTTACTGTTGTTCCATTTTCAAATACACTTACAACTTTAACCCATTTATAACTAGACGAGTTTTTAGCGTTTGGATTTGTAGTTGTAGTACCATCCGGTAAGAAATACTTGCCAGTTTCAGGAATAAACTTTACCATAGCACCTGGTTCTAAGAAACGAAGAGGTCCTTCTGTAAAACTACCTACAGAATAAACAATATCCGAAGAATCCTTGATATATCCTGTTGATCTGTTTGTGTCGGAAGTTGTTAAATTCCATTTTAAATTAAGTTCAGCATATTCTTGATTTGGAAATTCTGCAAGATAAAAATTTCTAACATTTTTATCACCAAGAATGTCGGTGATTTGATTTTCAATTACACTTTCAATATCTGTTCTTGTTAAAAATTTAAATGTTGATTTTTCGTCAAGGTATTCTCTATAAAGAACACCGTCGGTGCCAAACATATTGGTTTTGCTGTATTTTCCAGTAGCATCCAATATATCATAATATCTACTGATTCCACTAGCAGTTCTGTTTACGGATTTTACTTTAACAATATCTTGACTTACACCAAGTGGACCAATATTATAATCTTCGCCGGTTATAAGTCTGTTTTGTGTGTAGTATGTTGCAGGAGCATTATTTTTAATATTCTCTGACGATTCAGAACTTGCACCGTTATCAACTGCAACTTTTAGTTCACAAATAATTGTTAATGTTTCTGTTCTTCCAATTCTACTAATATAAGGAATTCTTAGTGTAACATTAGTAATACTTGCAGGAAGAATTGTAAAGTCTCTGTTTATACTTGTTCTATAATAAGAACGGAATGTTCCTTTTGGCAAGTTACCAAAAATACCATCAGAAAACACTAAACTAACTCTGTCATCAACTCTAGTTAAAACACTAAAAATATTTTTAATGTTTTTAGCAAGACTGTTGTAAACAATGTTGTTGCCTTCAACTGCTTCAACTTTTGTCCACAACTCGGATTCGTTTCCGTTTGCATCTAACTTATAAAGCCAAACGTCTGAATCGTTGATATTAGAAATGTCAACATCAATTTTTTGATTCGGAACTGGAAAATCTATTGTAAATTCTCCACGCTGCAACGAACCTTGTCTAAAATGTAAAAAGAATCCAGTTGAATTACTGCCTGCACCTTGTCCATTATCTCTATATAAAAATGCCAATTGGTTTTCCGGCAACGGCGGCTCTTCAACAATAGAACCATTTTCAACTCCAGCACTTACTACTTCAAATTCCATCGAAGTGTTGTTAATGGATTTTGTAAATGCATACACAGGCACTGTTGTACCTGTTCCAGCAAATCTATATTGTTCTGTTGGAATACCTGCTACACTGTCTAATTTAATCGGACGTCCAAAAGTATTTTGTACAGGCATTGCTGCATTTAGTATTTTAATAAACTGTTCAAACCAATCTGGATTAATGCTGTCATTCCAAACAATGCTTCTGCCACTGATGTTAACATTATTACTATCAATTATGTTTTCTGTAGTGCTTACAGAAACTATTTTTAACAGTCCGTTAGCAGGTTGATTTCTTCTTGGGTTGTATGAAAGCAAACGTGCTAATCTTAGTACACTTTCTCTACGTTCTGCTAATTCTAAAAAGTTTTCTCTCGAATTCAAATCCACACGGAAAGCAATGTTTTGACCAAGGAAAGCAATCATATCGATCAGCGCAAGATATTCGCTTGACTCAATATAGTCATTAAAATCCTCAGGATAATTAGTACGAAGATAATCAACCATTGTTCGACGTAGATTGTCAAAGTCATATGATTTAAAATCTGCATTTTTAAAAGATTGATAAACTTTTTTCCAATCTTCGGCTAGCAATAATCTATTTTGTCTATCTGTAGAAGACATTAGCACTTTCCTTACTTTATACTATATTTATGAGATTTATAAAGTGCGTAGATTAAAGTATGTTGTTTTGTCTATCAAACCTAAACTGTAAAAATTCGCTTATGCTGTAATCAAGATAGGTTAATTCGCACTGTATTTGAATACCGGATTCATAGGTATCTACACTTATTTTATCAACTGTAACACGTGGATCATAACGAACAATGTCTGTAACATTTTTAACAATTGCTTGTTTTAATGAATCTGTTAATGGTTCATAAAGAACGTCCCAGATAATAGTACCAAAATCAGGACGTTCTAGTTTTTCACCTATTCTTATATGAAAATGGTTAATTATATCTTGTTTGATTAATCCTAGATCATAACTTTTAAAATCTTTTGTGTCAGGATTTACAGTTGAAATACCACGATAGGCTCTACTAGCAATAGGTTTATTAACAACCTGTTGAGATTGTATTTTAAGATTTTTATAAAGATTCTTTTCTAGCGAACTCATAGTAATATTTATCGTGTGTTGCCATCTTTTGCTGTTGTGATTTCTCCAGTAACTGGTTTGTCAAAATCAGGAGGAATATCCCAGTTTCTTCTAACTTCTCTAACAAAAAGGTTTGATCCAACTTCGTTATAGTTTGTGACATTAAAGTTATCGTCTTGATTTCCTCCAGCAATTTTCCAAATTTTTGTATTTGGATCAACACTTGCTAAAAATCCAACATGCCCTTTGCTAGGATCTGCTTTTTGTGTAAAAACAACAATATCATTTTTTCTTAGCGTACTGTAACCTCTCCAATTTACTGCTTTTCCAAACGAAGCATACTGTTGCGAGGATGCAGTTTTCAAAAATTCAGTACCTGCTTTACTCAAAATGTAAGTTACAAAACACGCACACCACGGATATGAACGTCCGTCATTTGGTATTTCTTGATTTGCTGCTATGCGCCACGAATTGGCAATGTTTGGATTTGGCGGAGTGCCATTTTCGCCCCAACCGAGTTTTGCTGCTTCGCTTAATGCATATTCTATTGAACCAAAAATTGTATCTTTAGGTGGGGGATTTGTTGGCGATTCATATGCAACAAATCCCCCACTGTTTCCCAAGCCTCCGTATGCATTAGAATGCCCATAAGGTATATCAGTAGGACTTGCACTGCTGTTTATAGCACCTGCTGTGGTTCTAGAATTATATCTCGATAATTCTGCTGGATCAGATACCCATCTTCTCGGCGATAATACTCTAGTTTGTGGTATAACTACTTGACACATTAAATAGGACCTCCTCCGGTATTATTAGATGTAGTACTTGTTGACGAAACGTTTTGCAATGCAGCTCTTCCTAATGCATAATACTCGTCACCTGTTGTTCCGTATGCATCAGCACCACCTTCGCCATTACGCCACTTTTTCATGCCTCCTGCTCCTAGTAGGTGAGAGCCAGCAAGCATACCTGAAATAGTAAGTTTGTCATCACCTTCTCTAACACCGCCAACTCTTTTTAAAGTTTTTAAATTTCTGTTAGTATAGTCAAGCATTGCTTTTTCTTGAACTGTTGTATTAGCAAGCCATGCATCTCTAGAGGTTATACCATCTTTGCCTGTCCAATTTTCTGAAATTAACAATGCATTTTTTACACTATATTTTGCAGTAGTGCCTGGCTTTAGGTATCCTAAGTCTTCTAACGCTCCATCCCCAAATTGATACTTTCCAGAGAACCCAATCGAGTTAACTGCATCATAAGCATTGTTACTTTCTCGTTTACCAATTGCTCCAAGAAACGCTGCTGTTTCTGCCTTTGTAAATCCGTCGATAACACCAACAAGCTGACTTTCTGGCAACGGTTCTCCAGGTGTACCTCTATAAGCGTTGACATTCGGACTTCCGTCAAATGATTGGAAGCCACCTTCTGTGGTAGTGCCGTCGTATTGTGGGAAGTAAGTCGAGTTAACTGTTCCTGATGGTTGTTGTCTTGTTGGTGGTAAGAAAGTATCACTAGTCGGGATATTAAAGGAATTAACTGCCTGTGATCCTGCTCTAGTTCTTTCAGGAGTATATGCTAGAGGGTTTAAATTCTCGTGCTGATACCAAGGTTCGTGATTTGGTTGTCTTGATGTTTGTAAGGCACGTTTAGGATCTAATGTATTTACTGGATCCGGAGCAGGCGGTAAAGTAGCAGGTAACGGCGACGGCGGTGTTGGTCCATTTAATTGAATGTCTGTGTTTGCTTTTAAAATAATATTTCCACCCGCATCAACACCTACTACACTTCCTGTTTTAATTAGAAAACGTTGACCTGTATCAAAGTTAATATCGCCTACAGTAGAATTATAAATTGATCCTAATGCTTTGTTATGAATATCACCGTCTGTTGATATCTTTACTGCACTACAACCTTCAATGCCAATTATTCCCGTTGATCCAATTGATACTCCTGCACCAAGTGCTGTAAAATCAGTGTTGGCTACAAGCGTTACACTAGAACCAGCATATCCTGCAATAAATTCTCCTGCTGTTTGAGATATACTATCTGCTGCATTAAGAGAATAAAAATTACCAGTTGTCATACTAATACTATCACCAGTATCTATTCTAAGTTCTTTACCAACAACAAAATTCATATTTTCGTATGCAGTGAAATTGATGTCTCTATCAGCTGTAAAATTTAAATCATTGTTTGTGTGTACACTAACACTATCAAACGCATAGATGTCAATTTTACCGTTGGATGTTAATTCAATCCAAGCAGTACCTCTAGCATTTGATATATAAATCAAGTCTTCAGTATTATGCATTAATATTTGATGACCGGTTCTAGTACGAAGTCTAAATAGTTCATTTGCAGGTAATGTCGGATCTCCGTCTGTTTGATTTACTTTTAAGTTTGCGTATTCCTGTGGAGTATCTTTAGCGTGACCTTTGCGAAGAATTTTTTCATCTCCGTCATCCATAACAATACTATGCCCGCCAAGTCTGCTTGAAAAAAACAATTTTTCAGAATCTACGGTGCCTCGTGGAACTTTAGGTGCATTGGATCTTTTATCTAAAGGTCCTGGTGTGCTCATACCATAAACATTGCTAGGAACTTCGCGTCTTGCACTGCTTGATGTAAGTCCTCTGACATCGTCTTCAACAAGACCTTGTTCTTCCATACGCTTTAAATAATCGTCGTTTACAGGTCTAGGATAATATGTCGGCTGTGCTTGTCCTTGTGGATCAATTAGATGTTTGTTGTATTCGCCAACTGGAAGTTTTTTACCTTTGTAATATTCAGGAACACTTCCTGTAGTGTTCGAAGTTGCTGCTCTGCCGTCAGGAATCATAAAATTCATAAAGTCGTCCTGCACACATGCAAACCAAAATCCAAAGTCTCGGCGACCTTCTACAAAAGTTACTAAAACTTTAGATCCTACATCAGGTGGAACAGCCCAAAAACCGTAACTTTTTTGAGTGTTAGAATAGTTGTCAGCGCCGCCTGCACCATATATCGGTGTTGCTCCCGAAAAAGGCGAAGCATATTGCACTGTAACAATTTCACCATCTTGAGAATCGTTATCTGCTGACGATGTTGTTCTTAAAAGTTGAACTTTTAAGCCTCCCATAAATGTTTGATCAAGATGACCAATAACTTTTGCCAAGAACGGACCAGCAGTACCTGTGTTTACCAATTCTTGTGTTGTTCTACTTGTCTTTGTTCTTATTTGACGTGGAGATATCATTTATTTGCCTCTTTATTGTATTCCAAATTTAGTTGGATCACCTGGTGTAAATTTTGATGGTTGAATATTTTTTGGTGGCGCAATAGAACCGTTTTTATTAATTTGACTAGCGGCTGTTTCTGGATTGTTAACAAAACTTTCAAAACTACCAAATGTACCTTGTAATGCAGTAACTGGATTTTTTAACTGTTGTCCGATATTTTGCGAAAGTTCGGTTAAAGAGCCTTGTGGATTTTGTAATACCGACAATGCTTGTTTAATATTAGATTGTATTTTTTGCCCTGTTTCAATTAAGTCTTGTGCTTGTCCAAATAGTTGAAAAACTTGTGTTCCTAACAATTTTTCAATGCCTGCAAGATTCAATTGTCCAATTCTTGTAAATTTTAAAAATTCTTCTGGCTTACCTTTAATAAGTGAATTAAATGCAGATTGTACGTCCTCAGATAAAACATCAATTGCGTCAGTAATAGCAGATGTATCTAAATTACTCGAAAATGCCTGTACTAGCGAATTAGAAACTTCAACAGTTTCAGTTTGTTGATTTGGTCTACGAAGTAATGTTAGTTCTTGTGTAAACTGACCTTTACTAAACGTCGACACTAAATTAATTACTCGATATAAACCGTTGAATGCAACTACAGGGTCAATTGGCATTAGATTATTTTTTGCATAATCAATACCACTGTTAAAACTTAATAGCACATCGATTTCAGAACGTTGATAGTCAATTGTTTTATCAGAGTTAATATATTGACCTGCTGGACCAGCACGATAATTTCCAGCATCGCTGTCTGCTAGATAATACGGATCACCCCAGATTCGTAGTTTTAATTCAACGTTATCAACATCACTGTTTAAAACAAGCAAGTTAAACAGATTTGCAGTACGCATTTCATTTGTGTCGATTCCAGCGCCTGCGGTTCTTGTAGTTTCTTGTGTTATAGGAGCAATTTTTTGTTGCGGTCCACTTCTTCCCTTTGATTCAAATCCTGGACCGGAACTTACATCATAGTCCTGTCTATCTCTGTTAGGAGCAACAACATATGCTGTATTAGAATCAATTCCAGATTGTAGATTTACAAAAGGCTTAAAAAATGCACTATTAACAAAAAATTCAAAGTCAATAATGTCTGTGTTTTTTCCAGTATACGAATAGTAATATGCTTTAACACAATCATTGATATTAGGAACGTAGTTATATGGAGTTGAGGGTTCTTGAAACTTACTACTGTGTATTTTCCAAGGAATAACATCGTAGATATATCTAAATGCTGGTTTGCCACTGTTTTGCATTTCTTCTGTGCTGATTATTTCTAACTTGGCATCTATTCTAAACCAGTCAACCATACCTTTGGCATCTGGCTGTCTTTCTAATAGACCTTGTCCCCAAGTACTTGTTAAAATAACATCGTTAATGATTTGTTCAATTTTAGAACCTTCATTAAAGTAAAAAACTCTTGAACTTTTATCAACAGCAAAATTTTCAAACTGAACTGTCTGATCATCCATAGACACTGCTTCTAAGCCAAAAAGATTTTTACCTAATTCACTAAAATCTTTGATAATTGTACTGCTTCCGATATAGTTTGTTCCCCCGGAAACTGCACTTGTAACAGCACCCATTGATATAAAAGAAGAAACTATATCGTTTGATTTTCCGTACCCAGATGTAGTACCTTCATTTGGATCAGGAAAACGTATTACATATTCGTCCTCAACCTTTTTTTGATTTAGTACAACTTTTTCAAGTTCTTGTCTATTCAGTGTTTCGCACAAATTATTCAGTTTAGAAGCAACTGTAAGTCCATACATTTCAACATTTGTTCTTATGTTTTGCACTTCATCAGTAAAAGCAATGTGATTATAAGGAATTGCAGATATATTATAAACTGTACCGCCGGAATCAACTTTAAATTTACAATCAATTAATTTTATAACCAAAGTTCTTTTTTCGACTATTACAGGAGTATCAGAATCTGGTGTCCATCCAACAAAATCGCAGGTCAAAAAGAAAGGTGCTTCAAGGTATGAATTCTTTGTATATCCTCCCATCTCTGCGCCAACTACCAATGACTGAAAAAATAGACCAATACTGTAGGGTTCTGTTACTGTAAAGTCAATGCTAATTGCACTAGAAACACCTGTGGTAGGGTTAGGCGAAATCAACGATTCTATGTTAATGTCATCAATAAAAAATTCTAAATTTATTCCTAATTTATTTTCAATGTCAGTTTTAACAGGTTTGTTAGGAAGACCACCAGATTGAATTATTACTAAATTGCCGCCTGTATCTTTATAGGTACTAGGATTTTGTAATTCACCAGCGGCTATTACCCCAAACGACCAACGATAGTTGTATGATTTGTATTGATGTAGAGGATTTTTTAATAATGCCATTTTAAATTCCTATAATACTGCTCAACAACGAACCTTTTGGCAAATATATTTTGTTTCCAGGTACAAAGTCAAAGACAGGATCCTTAAGAACATCCATGTTTCTAACTGCAAAGACCCACCATAGTTTAGCACTTCCATAAAGGTCAAATGCCAGTAGGTCAGGTCTGTAAGTGTACTGAGGTTGTATTTCGTACAAGATATCGTCGTCTCTTGCTGGAATATTTCTCTTGGTATAAATTCCCAAGTAGTTGTTTTGAACTATTTCTGTTTTGAACCACGGGCTGGTATTTGAATATTCAACCATTAGATAAATCCTCTGTCACTGCCAATGTATCCACCTTTGGCAAATTCATCAAGATTAAATTTGCTTACTTCGTCTCTGCTGTATGTTGGCGATACTGTAACGTTTAATCTGCTTAGTGTAGGAACATAGGTATATGAACTTGTTGTATTATCTGTTGATGCTCCTTCAACCACCGGAACTTTAATATAATCAACCGAATCAGGGAGGTCCATGGAAAATAATTTTACAACCACTGGCACTCTATTAAAAATAAAGTCTCCATAGCCACTCAAATAAACCAACGGAGGTGGCGAACCTCTGTTTGGCGATTCACCATAGAACATTTTAGTAACACTTCTTAAGAAATGTACCGATGCCATCCAGTATCTACCGTCGGCTTCGTTTTCAACTGGCCATTCAGCAGTAATAGTAATGTCTTCAACTGCACTATTTTGGTATGTAGGAAATGGATAATTAGTATGTACAGGAGCAAGTGTATTGTAGTTTGCAGTATGGCTAACTAAAATCTGTGGAGTAGTAGGAAATACCATACTTTTGTTTGATGTTACTAGAGGAGCTAAAATTGATGACGACGAAAATGAATCAATTTCCGGTAAATGAATTCTAACTCGCCAATCTTCGCTAGCAGTTTGTGATGCAGCACTGTAAGAACTGTACGATCTTATAGTATCATTGAATTCTGCTCCTACTGGAAGATTACCCAGTCGATTTTGTGAAATAAACTTTGTAGGATTTGTAAAATCTTGAATTGTTCGTTTAATATTGCTTTCAAAATTATTAACAAAGTTTATTGCACTACCAATTTTATTAGCAGTGGAACTGACTTTGTTAACTAATTTGCTTAAACCTGATAATGACATTTTCGAATACTCCACATATATTTAGTTGACAAAATTAACTACGTAGTTTAAAATAAATTATACTTCTAGGAGAAAAAATGAAGAAAGTAAACTATCTTAATAACAAGGATATGCTTTTAGAAATACATAAATCAAAAAATACTTTTTCGAGTTTTGTAGAATCTGAATATGCGGATTATGATATTATACTACCCAGTATAGATAAAATAAACATACGAACCATTGCTGAAGCAAAGAAAAATAGAGCAAAAAAACTATCGTCGGAAGCATACGAAAAAGAAAAGACTGCTGGAAACAAAGTTAAACTAGCAGATGTCGAAATAGATTACAAAAAAATAGAAAAAAAAGATTTAATTTTTCGTATTACAACATATGACCATATTCCTGACGAAGCAGGTCGTAAGAAAAATCCAAAAACCATAGCCGATGGAAAAACAAAGTTAAACTTCCCTCCATTTCAACATTGGAAATTCAACGACAACGACGAATTAATCTGTGTAGGCAAAAGTCACTGGTCTGGCGGTATGGAAAACGGACATTTTAGTAAAGATCACGGCCGTGCAACCAATAAACTTGCTCTTATGTGGATGAAACTCTGTGATAGATACGCTACACGCGGTAACGTTCGTGGTTATACCTACAACGATGAGATGAAAGGGCAAGCAATCCTGCAACTTTCACAGATTGGCCTTCAATTTGACGAATCTAAATCGCAAAATCCGTTTGCTTACTACACTGCTGCCGTCACAAACAGTTTTGTTCGTGTTATTAACATCGAAAAGCGTAATCAGAACATAAGAGACGACATTTTAGAAATGAATAACTTGAATCCTAGTTTTACTAGACAAAGTGCAGGCGAATTTGAAGCAGGACTCAAACGTTTTAACGACAGTCATGAATAAAAACGTGTTGACAATCAACGAGTTAGACTTTATACTAAAAAACAATACGGAGTAATAAATTTTGTTTAAGAAAGCCGCTGTATTCACCGACATCCACTATGGTATGAAGGGCAATTCGCGTGTTCATAATCAAGATTGCGAGGATTTTGTTGATTGGTTCATTAAAACTGCTAAAGAAAACGGTTGTGAAACCGGAATCTTTTGTGGTGATTGGAATCACAACAGAAACAGTCTCAATCTAACTACTATGGACAGTGGTTTACGTTCATTGGAAAAACTTGGTCAAGCATTTGATCAATTTTTTATGTTTGCAGGCAACCATGATCTCTACTACAAAGATAAAAGAGATGTAAAGTCAACCGAATTTGCAAAACACATACCCGGAGTTACTGTGGTCAATGATGTTCTTGTAAAAGATGATGTTGCCCTAGTGCCTTGGCTAGTAGGCGAGGAATGGAAACGTATCAGCAAAATCAAAGCACGATACATGTTTGGACATTTTGAACTTCCTAGTTTTTACATGAACGCAATGGTTCAAATGCCCGATCACGGCGAACTTAAATCAGAACACTTTGTGAATCAAGACTATGTGTTCAGTGGACACTTCCATAAAAGACAGGTTCAAGGTAAAATTCATTACATCGGCAATGCGTTTCCGCACAACTATGCCGATTCGTGGGATGATGCACGTGGAATGATGATTCTAGATCGCGAAAACAATCAGGAACCTGAGTACATCAACTGGCCAGATGCTCCAAAGTACCGTACAATTGCACTTTCGCAGTTGATTGATCAGAAAGACACACTGCTAAAGAGCAAAATGTATCTTCGTGTTACTATCGATATTCCAATTTCGTTTGAAGAAGCAAATTTTATTAAAGAAACATTTATAAAAGAATACGATTGCAGAGAAATTACGCTTATTCCACAGAAACAACTCGACGAAATGACGTCAGACATTGATATTGCTAAGTTTGAAAGCGTAGATCAAATTGTTTCCAATGAAATTCTTGCAATTGACAGTGACAATTTCGATAAGTCACTGCTACTAAACATCTATAGTGAACTATGACCATAAAAATCAAAGACTTAACTGTTAAAAACTTTATGAGTGTGGGTAATGTTACCCAGGCTGTTGACTTTAACCGTGAACAGCTCACTCTAGTGCTTGGCGAAAACTTAGATCAAGGAGGTGACGATTCTGGTTCTCGTAACGGTACAGGTAAAACCACAATTATCAATGGTTTATCGTACGCCCTGTACGGCCAAGCACTAACTAATATCAAGAAAAATAACTTAATTAACAAAACCAACAACAAAGGTATGTTGATTACGTTAAATTTTGAGAAAAACGGTATAACTTACCGTATTGAACGCGGAAGATCACCTAATATTCTTAAATTCTATGTTAACGACATAGAACAGTTTGCCGAAACTGTGGATGAAAGCCAAGGCGATAGCAGAGAAACACAAAAGGCTATCAACGATCTGCTAGGTATGAGCCATAATATGTTTAAACACATTGTTGCACTGAATACCTATACAGAACCGTTCCTTAGTATGCGAACCAATGAACAAAGAGAAATAATCGAACAACTTTTAGGTATTACACTGCTTTCAGAGAAGGCAGAAACACTAAAAGAACAAATAAAAACAACCAAAGACCTAATCACTGAGGAAACTCTTAAGATCAATGCTATCAAGTCAAGCAATGAGAAGATAACTCAGAGTATTGAAACACTTAAGAGTCGTCAACGTGCATGGAATCTTAAGAAAAATCAAGATATCGAGAAACTAAAAGAGTCTATCAACGAACTTGAACAACTAAACATTGAAAAAGAACTCGATGCACATGACAAACTGGTAAACTGGACTGCTCTCAACGGCGAAATTGTATCGTTGAACAAACAAAAGAGTACACTAGGCTCTGCTTTGCTTCGTGCAGACTCATCTATTGAAAAAATTGCAAAAGAAATTGACGATCTTGCTGACGCAATGTGTTTTACTTGTGGTCAAGCACTTCATGCAGACAAGAAGGCTGCTATTCTTTCAGAAAAAGAAAAAGAACTGCATGAGGCAGTGCAGTATCAAGACGAAATTAGTAAAAAACTCAAAGTTGTTGAAGATTCCTTGTTTAAAATTGGTGATATCAACGGAAAGCCCAGTACTTTCTACGAAACTGCAAAAGAAGCATACGATCATAGAAGCAATGTTGATAGTTTGAAGTCTGCACTGGGGTTGAAACACAACGAAGAAGATACTTACGCAGCACAAATCGACGATCTTGAGACCACAGCCATACAAACCATCACATGGGATGTGGTAAACGATCTTACTTTGCTCAAAGAACACCAAGAGTTCTTGCTTAAACTGCTTACAAACAAAGATTCGTTTATTAGAAAAAAGATTATTGAACAGAATCTGTCATATCTCAATCAAAGACTCACTTACTACTTAGATAAGATAGGATTGCCGCATCAAGTCAAGTTCTTAAACGATCTCAATGTTGAAATTACACAACTTGGACAAGATTTAGACTTCGACAACCTTTCAAGAGGTGAAAGAAACAGACTTATCCTTGGCTTGAGTTTTGCTTTCCGTGATGTTTGGGAAAGTTTGTATCAAGGTGTTAACTTATTGTTCATTGACGAGTTGATTGACTCAGGTATGGACACTGCTGGCGTTGAAAATTCTCTTGCAATTCTTAAAAAGATGGGTAGAGAACGCAACAAAAACATATTCCTTATCAGTCACAAAGATGAATTGATTGGTAGAGTAAACAATGTTCTTAAGGTTATTAAGGAAAACGGGTTTACTTCTTATGCAAACGATATTGATATAGTACAATGAGCGACGAAGACGATATACACGATAAACTAACCAAAGCATATTTAGAATATTTCAAGGCAAATGCTGCATTTGAACAGCGTCCAGGAGAGTTAAAGCGTCGTGAAGCACGACGCTGGCTTTCTGTTATCAGCAAACTTGCAAAGGAAAGACGTAATCAAATTATGGAAACACATTTGAAAAAGTTTGATGACGGTAGAGTAAACAATTGGAAGTACGCATTGAATGCTCGTCAAAAGAAGGCAGAGAAGAAGAAAGCCGGCGATACATAATGTATGCAATGGATATATCAAGGACAAATCATAGACACTCTTCCAGAAGATTGTATTGGGTTTGTCTATGAGATTACAAATCTACTCTCAGGACGCAAATATATAGGCAAGAAACTAGCAAAGTTCACAAAAACAAAGTACAAAGTAGTAAAACTCAAGAACGGCACCAAGAAAAAACAAAAAATTAAAGAAAAAATCGATTCAGATTGGCAAACTTACTACGGATCTAACGATAAACTCAATCAAGATGTACAAGAACTAGGCACAGAGAATTTTAAAAGAGAAATACTTTATTATTGCAAATCCAAGGCAGAGTGTAGTTACGTTGAAGCAAGAGAACAATTTGCTCGACAGGTTTTAGAATCAACAGATTACTACAACGGTCAGATCAGTGTTCGTGTTCACGGTTCGCACATTTTAAAATCATAATAGGCAAAGCATACAGCACACAAGGTCGGCGGGCCAGTTCGTAATACCGCTGTGGAAAAATCGGTTTGATACCCGAACACGTAACATATTGATTGTGGCGAACCCTAACAGTTGATATAGAATGCTTGCTGTCATTCAAAAACACCGCTGCTCCTAAAAACCGTAATCACTGGAACGAGGATACGGGTAGAAAAATAGTTTCTACACTATAAAACAAAATTATAGGTTATAAACTATATTTCGATGTCGACGCAGGTAGGGAAAAGGTCAGAGTCCCTGGAGTTGGTGTATAAACAAAAAACCTGCTTCCAATGTCTTGGCTGGTGATACTCACAGAAAGTTTTCAAGACGACGGGACCGTAACAGGTTCCGTCTGACCAGATTAATCTACAGAAAATTTATACACTTCGTGCTTATATAATTAAAAAAAAGATTATGTATTGAGCGTAAGCGAAGATACAGATGAACGCAGTTCATCTTGCTATGATAAATAAAATAAATCATTTAGGATCTAATAAAATGAAAATCAATCAAGTTATCTCTGAATCAGAATTAGATGAAGCAATTCCATTTACTAAACAATGGAAACAAGACAGAAAAGTAGGTAAAAATATCAAAGCCGATGCTGGACAAATAACTGCTGATCTCAAAACTTGGATGAAACATAGTAGATTACCAAACATTACTATTGATCAATTTAAAAATTTCTTAGATCAAAAAGGACTTGATCCAGCCACTGTTGATAGTATTGCTGGAGATCGTACAAGTGGCAACACAGGTACAGAACCCGATGCTCCTTTAACTTCTGCAGAAGTTAAACAATACGTTGACAAAGCTGTTAGAGCAGCGTTCCAATCTGCTGGTCCCGGATCGAGAAAAAGTAGATATGCTAGACCTTCTACTCCACCTGCTACAGGAGCAGGTAATCCGCCACCAGGTGGTAACCCACCACCGCCATCAGGTGGTAACCCACCACCGCCATCTGGCGGTGCTCCTGATATAACAGCCTTTGTTAATAGTTTAACACCTCAACAAAAAGCTGCACTAAAAGCAAGACTTTAATTAAAAGAACGGTTGTCCGGTTTTCTTAGAAGTTTCTAAATTGTCCTTGACAATGTTTGATAATATTTCTCTATCTTCGAATGACAGATCGAAGGCCTCTGTAACAGATAAGCCTCCTCTCATGTACCAACACAATTTGTACAAGTCGTGTTTTAGTTGTTTTGACTCTTGTTCGAGGATCTCAACTTGTTTTAGAATTTCTTCTAATGGTAAAGTTAAGATCCTTTGCCGAAAAAACTTGCTTGATCAAATGTGATTGGAATTTCTAAAAATTCTGGTGCACCGCGTTCAACATCTTCGGGAGGCAGTGTTGTTTTAAATGGTCTAATAGTAAACTTGTTTCTTTGATTTTCAATGTGCTTGACAATTGCATAATAGATTTTTTTGTCAGCATTGTCAATGAATTCACTTATATAATTTTTATTAACAACAGCATCGTCATTGTTATAACGAATTGAAACAATACTGTTTTTTACCAGTTCGATGTTGATGTTTGTGAGTTTTTCAAAACTTTCTCTAATTCTTGTTAACTTATCTTCTTCACTGATGTTGTTGTTTTTCAATAGAGAAAATATACGTTGTTCTTCGAACGTTTTGATTGAAATGTCGTTTGAAGATTTATAAGAAATCGGTTGTATTTCAATTTGAAACTCATCAACTACAACAATATTATCAAAGGAAGCAGTCATAAATTGATCCATTACTGTTCTTAGATCAATTTCGAATCCACGCTCTTCGTTTATACCTGGAACAGTGATGGTTAAGTCCATTTTTTCACCATAGGTTGCAATTCTAATTGCAATCAAGATAACATCCAAATCAATGTTTGGAACTTTCCATGCATCTTTGATATTTGGAATACAACTTTGAATTACATCAACAGTTGCTTGACCGTTGAGTAATGCATCTGGAGTTTTATATGACAGTTCGTCTTTTGCAGTCATAGAAAGCACAGGGTATTCACCCGATTCTGTTTTTTCCAGTGCATTGCCGTACCACAATCCTTCACTCGGTAGACGTATATAAATTTTAGGCTGTCTGAAATGCTTTGATAGAGGATTTGCGCTTTAGGGAACCATTATTATCTCCTGATAAATATAATGTATATATCTCTCAAATTATATGCGTAGTTTATGTTTTGGAATAATCAATGGCTGAAAGAGTTAGTATAAAAGGTGGTGATCTCGACGGTTCTCTGTTAGAGAACGCTGCTAGCGAAGCAACATTAGTCTTGCTTAAAGAAGCAATGGAAAAATTAGCAAAACAATCTGGTGCTAGCACTAGCAGTGCCAATAGAGGATTACGTGATTTAAGAGATGCTTCTGAAGATACTGCCGAAGAAGTTGATGACCTTGGTAGTAGTTTAAGTGTTTTAACAACAAGTGTTGCGGTTGTTGGCAAAGCATTTATGGGCGTATTTAAAATTATTGGCGGTCTTGGTACTGCTGTTGGTAGTGGCATAACTGCATTCAGTCAATTTACTGAAATGATGATTACTTCTCCGCCAACGATTACAGACTTTACTGGTGCTATTGAAGATAGCAGATTAAACATCTTAGGATTAGGTACTGCGGTCAACGTTCTTACTAAACTTGTTTATGGAAACTATACAACATTTCAAGATCTAAGCAAAAGCGGTATACAACTTGGTGGCATGGTTGGAAGTTTAACCGAGATGTATGCTGGTTCCGGACAGTCACTCGAAGGAATGGCTGCTAGTCTTGCTGCTAATTCTGAACAACTTGCAATGCTTGGTACAGCATCAAAAGGCGCTAGAACTGCGATGATTTTAAATCAACGAGCATTTAATAATAACAAAAATGTTCTTGCAGCCTGGGGAATGAGTTTTTCCGAACAAGGTGAAATATTCACAGAATTTCTTGCTCAAAATGCTATTGCACTAAGAAGAAGAACTATTACTGAATCTGATGTAACGAATATGAGTCAAGGTTATGCTATTAATTTAAGAAAACTTTCTGAGTTAACAGGTAAGCAAGTAGACGAAATTCAAGGTGAATTAGAAAAAGCTAATTTACACAAAGGGTTCGAAGCGTTTATTGCAGGCATAGACGATCCTGCTTTACAAGACAAGTATAAGAGACTAATTGAAGAATATGGTGCTACATTTGGAGACTCGGGTAGAGAACTTGCAATGGCAACTATTATGGGAGTTTCACCTTTAACTGAAGGCTCTCAAAAGATGGCGGCAGTTATGCCAGACATTCAATCTGCACTTGAAAGTCAAAAGCAATCTGCACAAACCTTTGCTGGATCAACAGACGAGTTTATGGGCACTGTTCGAGAACAAAATCATAATCTAGCAATAAGTTTACAAAGTTGGATAGATGAAAATGCACAACTTGCTGCTATTTTAAGTATGAAAGGTAGCCCAATTGGTGACGCATTTAATGCAATTATAAACGGTTTAAATATATATTCTGGAGATATTGATTCACTGGGTGGTAAATTAGATCCTGCTGCTGAAGCAATACTTACATTTGACACTGCAACACAAGGTGTTAGAGACTCACTATCAAAAATGGTAACTTCGTTCTTTGGAAACGAAGCAGTTATGAGCGGACTTGACAAATTTGGTCAATGGGTTGAATACTATACACCTATTATAACAACAGAACTTGAAAATTTTGCAACGTGGTTGCAAGGATTTGATCCAACACTTTATAATCCATTTGATGAACAAGGTAGACAAAACATCTATGATGCTTTTTGGGATGCTATGAAAACTGTTGGTGAAACTATTTCTGGTTGGTGGAACAGTGAAACCGGTTTAGCATTAAGAAATAACATTGCAGACTTCTTCGAAGGCTTAGTACGAACTATTGAAGATATGTTCGTTAATAGTACGACCTTGAACACTTTGTTAGGTATTGACAGAGAAGAAGTTGCAAACAGACAAGCAACTACAGGTGGTAACATTGATGTAGAAAATGCACTAACCGCAGCACTTGGTAAAGGATTTTGGAACGTATCAGAAGTTGCTGGTGTAGAATCTGTTGGTGGTAAAGAAACCTACGATAAGTTAATGCAACATCTAGGTGATAGTGCTGACGACTATTGGACAATGAATGGAAGAATAGAAGCAGCACTTGAATCTCTTGGCGCAAAATACGAAGCAGGAACAGCGACTGAAGAAGAAAGACAACTTTTTGCAAAAACTATTGCTAATTTAACTGATCCAAATAAAGCTCCTATAGCTTATCGACCCGGTAATCCAGCAGTGCCTGCACCTGATATTAATCGTCGACAGATTGGGACTTATAGGTCAACTGGATTACCAGCAGAGCCAAACAATGCAATAACACAGATTCATCAAGGCGAAAGAGTGTTGAATCCACAAGAAACTCAAGTTTATAATAATTTAAATAATATTCAATCGCAATTGGTTAAAAAAGTAGAAGAGTTAAATACAAGTATGCTAAAAGCAGTAGATTTATTACAAGATTCTGTCAATGTAGCAAGACAGACTACAAGATCAATTAAAAGTTTAGGAACAGATGCAATGAGAGGTGTTGGTAGATGAGTTGGAAAAAGTATTTTACCCCCGTTCCTACAAATATGAATGTAAGCGGAAGTTATTCGCCGTTTAGTTTTGCACGAGGTACCGGAGTAGGACCTGCTGCTACAAACTATAGCAGTCACCTGCCAGATGTTTATGTTGGATCACCTAATCGTATTGAACGCTACGGTCAATACAACACCATGGACAATGACAGTGAAGTTAATGCAGCATTGGATATTCTTGCTGAATTCTGTACTCAAGTGAACAAAGAAAACAATACACCTTTCCGTATTCAGTTTAACAGTCCTGCAACCAACACAGAAATTACAGTTCTAGCACAATACCTAAAGCAGTGGTGCAAGATCAACGAGTTTGAAACTCGTATGTTTAAAATTATTCGTAACGTTTTTAAATATGGCGATCAATTTTTTATTCGTGATCCAGAAAATAAAAAATGGTTTCACATTGATCCAGCCAACCTAACAAAGATTATTGTTAACGAAAGCGAAGGCAAAAGACCTGAGCAGTATATTGTACGTGATCTAAACATTGCATTTGAAGGATTAAGTGCAACAAAGATCAACACAACAAATGCTTACGGCCCAGGCGGAAACCAACCCGGCTATCAAACACTTGATCAGAAATACATGACAGGTAGAACACCTGATTCATCAACTAGTCGTTTTATGAATGAGTCAAACGAAACAGCAATTGATGCAGAACATGTTGTTCATCTAAGTCTAAGCGAAGGTCTAGACAACAATTTTCCTTTTGGCAACAGTTTACTTGAAACTATCTTTAAAGTTTATAAACAAAAAGAACTGCTGGAAGATGCTATTATTATCTATCGTGTACAACGTGCGCCAGAACGCAGAGTATTCTATGTTGACGTAGGTAACATGCCCAGTCACCTTGCAATGCAGTTTGTTGAAAGAGTTAAAACAGAAATTCACCAAAGAAGAATACCAAGTAAAACTGGCGGCGGCGCTAACATTATTGATAGCACATACAACCCACTGAGTATCAATGAAGATTACTTCTTCCCTCAAACTGCTGAAGGTAGAGGAAGTAAAGTTGAAACACTACCAGGCGGTACTAACCTAGGAGAGATTGATGATTTACGATACTTCACTAATAAGTTATTACGCGGACTACGTATCCCAAGTTCGTACCTTCCAACTGGCGCTGATGATGCAAACAGTCAATACAATGACGGCCGTGTTGGAACAGCATACATTCAAGAACTACGTTTCAACAATTACTGCGAACGTTTGCAAACCTTAGTATCAGAAATTTTCAACAGAGAGTTTAAACTTTATCTAACACAAAAAGGTGTAAACATTGACGTTGCGATGTTTGATCTAAAACTGCAACCTCCGCAAAACTTTGCAAGTTATCGTCAAGCAGAACTAGATACAAATCGTATCAACACATTCTCAACAATTCAGCAAATTCCATTTATTTCAAATCGTTTTGCATTGATGCGTTTCTTAGGACTATCAAAAGAAGAAGTTGCTGAAAACGAACGCATGTGGAGAGAAGAAAACGATGAGTCGTTTGCTGTTGGCGAACAAGATGCATCAGCACAAATGAGAGGCGCTGGTATTTCAGGTGCGGATATCAGCAACGATCTCGGATCTGCTGAAGGCGAGGAACCCGATCTAGGAGCAGAAGGCGAAACACCAGCAGCACCAGCAGGCGCCGCAGCACCTCCGGCAGGCAATGAACCATTTACGGCATAAATAATATTATGATACTACGTGAACTATTTTATTTTGATAAAAAGACAATGGAACCGATTGAAGATGATCGTTACGACGAATTCAGCGACGAATCTGTTGTGGATATTGATGATACACGCAAGACTAGACTTACACTAAAAGATATTAATCGAGCACGTAGAGCCGACGACCTTCACAGATCAGAAGCACAAAAAGATTTAGAATATATTAGATCCATGTACGGAATTGCTTCACAAGCACCTGCTGAAACTGTATAAGGAATAACTTTTGTCTAAAAAGTATTTCGAAGGTGAAACAAAAAGTCAGCGCCGTGCTAGAAAAGAAAGAGAAAAACTTTCAAAAAAAGCATCCTTAGTAAAAAGCCCCGTAATCAAAACTGTGTTGCCAACACCTGTTGTTGTAACAAACGTAGAAGTAAATTTAAAAAACTCTGCATTTGTTTTAGGAAATGGTACAAGCAGGGCTCCTATATCACCGGTAGATCTAAAGCCGTATGGAACAATCTACGGATGCAATGCACTGTATAGAGAATTTAGACCAGATCATTTGATTGCTGTTGACACAAAAATGATTAAAGAAATAACCAGTACAGGTTATCATTTAGAAAATCGTGTTTGGACAAACCCTAACAGATACTCTAGAGAAATACCAAAGATAAACTTGTTTAATCCTAATCTAGGGTGGAGCAGCGGACCAAGTGCTTTAAATCTTGCAAGTGAACACAATTACGAAATAATTTATATACTTGGATTTGATTACGAGGGCGTTGGAAAAAATCATGAATTAGTAAACAATGTTTACTCAGGAACAGTAAATTATAAAAATATAAATGACAGAGCAACATATTATGGTAACTGGACAAGACAAACATCAACTTGTATAAAAAAGTATCCAAGGATTAAATACATTAGAGTAATTAAAGATCAATCGAGTTTTGTTCCTGATGTTTTAATTGGATTACCTAATTTGACACATGTCACAGTTGAAAAATTTATGAAAAATTTCAATTTGTGATATATAAATATCAAATAGGCTTGTTTTGAGCCTATTTCTGCGTACTTTTTTTAATTATGTGTAAATATAATTGACAGCCTTGACATAGGAGATAACAATGACTGATCGCAACAAGTTTGAAGAAATGCTTGAGCGTCTAATTAACGAAGACCGCACAGGTGCAGAAGAATTATTCCACGAGATTGTAGTAGAAAAATCACGTGAGATTTATCAAGCCATCATCGAATCCGAAGAAGAAGAAGATGAAGCAATCGACGAAGCCGACGACGAAGAAGTTGACGAAGCTTCAGACGACGAAGAACTAGATGAAGCCGCTGACGAAGACGAAGAAGTCGACGAAGCCGCCGAAGATGATCTAGACGAAATGTTTGGACTTGATGAGTTTGAATTAGAAGCAGACCCAATGATGGGTGGCGACGCAACCGACGACATGATGAGCGACGCTGGTATGGGTGACGCTGGTATGGACGGCATGGATGACATGGGCGGTTCAGACGAGCCTCTAACAAGATCAGATCTTGATAGCGCACTTGAGCAACTAATGGCTGACTTCCAAGCAATGCTCGACGGCGAAGAAGGCGACGACGAAGAAGGCGACGACATGGACATGGACATGGACGACGAAGGTGAAGAAGACGAAGAAGGCGAAGAAGGCGACGAAGAAGAAGACGATGCAAAAGAAGCATTTGCTTTTGAAGCCAAGAAAGCCGACGACAAAAAGAAAGCCGACGTAAAAAAGACAGCCAGTGAGCAAATGCGTGAATACGTAGAAAAAGTTGCTCCTGCAAAAATGGGCGACAACGGCACTAATGCTAAGTCAATTGTAGCATCAAAGAACGATATGGGCGGTACTACTGCTAATATTGCTAAAAGTACTACAGAAGCGGGTGTAGAAGCAAACAAAGGTCACCTAAAGGGTTCTAGTGTTTTCAAAGGAACTCCAAAGGAAGATAACGCTGGTAACATAAATGTTCCTGGCGGTAAAGCTGGTAAAACTTCTTTCAAGAAGTCAGAGCCAGGTCACGGCGCCGAAAAAAAAGGTAAGCCAGAAACTGCCGACAAGGGCGCAGGAAGCACCATCAAAGGTGTAGTGCGTAACAAGTAAGGCAAAAAAGTAAGGACCTATGATGAACTACTTAAGAGAGAGTTTGAGTTTCGACCAAGCCAGGATGATCGTGGAGTCTGCTGAAGAAGGCAAAAATCTTTACATGAAAGGTATTTGCATTCAAGGTGGAGTAAGAAACGCAAATCAGCGTGTCTATCCCGTTAACGAAATCGGCAGGGCTGTCAACACTCTCAACGATCAGATTGCTGGTGGTTATTCAGTTCTTGGAGAAGTAGATCATCCGGAGGGACTTAACATCAACCTCGACCGTGTAAGCCATATGATTACAGAAATGTGGATGGATGGACCAAACGGTTATGGAAAGTTGAAAATACTACCAACTCCGATGGGACAACTAGTTAGAACAATGCTGGAAAGCGGCGTGAAACTAGGTGTCTCATCGCGAGGTAGCGGTAATGTTTCCGAAGATGAAAGCAATACTGTATCAGAATTTGAGATAATCACTGTTGACGTAGTAGCACAGCCTAGTGCGCCAGGCGCTTATCCAACACCAATTTACGAACACCTAATGAATACAAGAGGTGGATACAAGGCAATCCTTACTAGTAAGGAAGTTCAAGGCGACAAAAAGGCACAAAAATACATTGCAGAGAGCTTATTAAATATAATAAGCAGGCTCCAATAAAGGAGAATATTATGGATACATTAAGAGCCCTTTTAGAGAGTGATGCAATTACTGAGCAAATGAAAACAGAAATTCAAGAGGCTTGGGACACAAAGATTCGCGAAAATCGAATTGCTGTTACCGCAGAACTTCGTGAAGAATTTGCACAGAAATACGAGCACGACAAGAGTGTTATGGTTGAGGCTATTGACGCATTGATTGGAGAGAAGTTGTCTGAAGAGATGACAGAGTTCCACGAAGATCGCAAGCAACTAGCAGAAGCCAAAGCACGTTATGCTGTAGCAATGAGAGAAAATACAAAACTAGTAAAGAAGTTTGTAGCAGAATCTCTAGCTAAGGAAGTTTCTGAGTTACACGAAGATCAAAAAGAAATGGCAAAGAAATTTGCTGTACTCGAAGAATTTATTGTTGAACAACTTGCAAAAGAACTTGCAGAATTCCAAGAAGATAAAAAAGATTTAGCCGAAACAAAAGTACGTCTTGTACGTGAGGCTAAAGCACACTTCGCTAAAGTTAAACAAACCTTTATCGAAAGAACCACAAAACTAGTTGCTGAAACTGTTGAAAAAGGACTCAAGTCTGAAATTCATCAGTTGAAGGAAGATATTGAAGTAGCTCGTAAGAACGACTTTGGTCGTAAGGTTTTTGAAGCATTTAGTTCTGAATACTTGAATTCACACCTAAATGAAAAATCAGAATCTAAAAAGCTATTAAAAGTTCTCGAAGCAAAAGACAAGCAACTTGCTGAAGCAAAAAAACTTACTGCCAAGGCAGTACAAATTGCTGAATCAAAAGGTGCTGAAGTAAAGCGTCTTGCAGAGTCACGCGAAAGAGAAAAAGTAATGAACGAGTTAGTTGCTCCATTGAGCAAAGATCAACGTGCAATTATGACAGATTTACTGGAAAGTGTTCAAACAAGTAGACTACGTTCTGCGTTTGAAAAGTATATACCGGCAGTTATTGACGGTAAGTCTCCAGCAAAGCAGAAGGCAGTATTATCAGAAGGCAAAGAAATCACAGGCAATAGAGAAAATAGTTCGATTAAACAAGCTAGCGACAGTAATGTCTTCGACATTAAGCGTTTAGCAGGATTGAAATAAGGAGAAAATTATGTCAGAACTACTAGAAAGTCGCTGGCAGGAGACAAAAACAGCCCTTCTTGAAGGCCTACAAGGCAACAAAAAAGCAGTTATGGCTACTACTCTGGAGAATACTCGTAAGTATCTCTCAGAAAGTGCAACTGCTGGTGCTACTTCTGCTGGTAATATCGCAACACTAAACAGAGTCATTCTACCGGTTATCCGTCGTGTTATGCCAACTGTTATCGCTAACGAACTGGTCGGCGTTCAGCCAATGACTGGTCCAGTTGGTCAAATCCACACTCTAAGAGTACGTTACAGTGATTCGTTCACTGGTAGCGCAGGTGGTAACGTAACTGCTGGTGAAGAAGCACTAAGCCCATTCAAGATCGCAGAAGGTTACTCAGGTAACGTTTCCGGTGCTGATAGAGCTGCTAACACTGCTGTTCTTGAAGGTACTGCTGGAAACAGACTAAGTATCCAAATCTTGAAGCAAACTGTAGAAGCAAAGTCAAGAAAGCTAAGCGCTCGCTGGACATTTGAGGCTGCACAAGATGCACAAGCAATGCACGGCATCGACGTTGAAGCCGAAATCATGGCTGCTCTTGCTCAAGAAATTACTGCTGAAATCGACCAAGAAGTTATCCGTAGCTTGACTACCCTTGCAGGTAGTGCCGTTGAAACATACGACCAGGCTGCTGTTAGCGGTACTGCTACATTCGTTGGTGACGAACATGCTGCTCTAGCAGTTCAAATCAACCGTGTTTCAAACTTGATCGCTCAGCGTACACGTCGTGGTGCTGGTAACTGGGCAGTTGTTTCACCAACTGTTCTAACTCTTCTACAGAGTGCAACTACTAGTGCTTTCGCTCGTACTACCGAAGGTACTTTCGAAGCCCCAACTAACACTAAACTAGTTGGTACACTAAACAACGCAATGAAGGTTTATGTTAACACATATGCTTCAAGCGACAACGTTCTAATCGGTTACAAAGGTTCTTCAGAATCAGACGCAGCCGCTTTCTATTGCCCATACATTCCGTTGATGAGCAGTGGTGTTGTTCTTGATCCGTCAACATTCGAACCAGTAGTTAGCTTCATGACTCGTTACGGTTATGTAGAACTAACTAACGCAGCGTCATCTCTTGGTAACGCAGCGGACTACCTAGGTGTTGTTGGTGTAACAACTGCTAACCTATCATTCAGCTAATAGTTGAAGAAATAGAAAAAATAGGCCCTACGGGGCCTATTTTTTTGGATAAATATTCTAAAGGAGAAAAGTATGTTCACTGGTACAATTTATAAATTTTCTAAAACTCATGGGTATATTAAACCGGATCGATATGGAAGTTTTGCAGGCGACATACTTTTTGATAAACGAGAATACGATTTTCTTTTATCTGATCGTGTAACCTACGAACAGTATGAAAAAAATAATAGAAAATACGCATACAATATAGAAAAAATTTAAAAATTACTTGACAAAGACAAAAAAGAGTATTATAAACAGTATCTGCACCAAACAGTAGAGTGAGGGCTACCGTGGAACAAGATACGTTTTGGAATGATATCATTGATACTCTAAAACAATGGCGTCGTAAACATCGTAGTTACGCTCCGCAAATTTACAAAGTTCAAAAAACTTTTGAAACTATGCATATTCAGTATCAAAAGAATATGCAACAACATTTTCAAAAACGATCTGTTGGCAGTCTTGCACGAGCAGAACAAATAAAGCAAGAGGCCGAGCAGATGTTTAAAAAAATATCAAAATTAGAGTTTTTAGCAACACTATCAAAATAATCCGCCTGGTGCGGATTTTTTTATGGGTATATAACCCATTTCTTCTTATTTGATAAATACTATGTCAAGAGTGTGCCTTACAGCATACTTTATGCGGAAACCCGCCGCGTAGACCTAGAACGTCAATTAAGGAGAAAACAATGGGACGTCCACTACCAAGAAAATTATTCGGTCCTACAGATGCAACAACACCAGCATCGGGAGATACATGGTCAGCAGATGGTGCTGACCCACAGGGCCGTACACTAACATCACAAGCACAAAACTGGAACAAAGGTTATAACATTCCAGTTTACAAAGCACGTATTACTGGTCAACCTATGGACAGTATGGGAACAGGATCTGGTCCGTACATTCTATCACAAAAAGGTTCTAGAAAATTTAAAGTAAGAACTGACAACGGCGACGGCATTTGTAAATTAGTCAACGACGACGACAGTTCGGTATTAGCAGAAGGCGAAATGGTACTACAAGGCTTTATTACTGCCGACGGTTCACCAATTTATTTACAAAGAATTACTAAAAGAAGAGCATACGACTTTAGTGGAAATGCTTACTCATGGTATGTAGATAACGATTCAACTGCAAATATCATCATGTTGACTGCTATCTAATAGGAGTTTAAGATGGCCAAGTCTAAAGTTAATAACTACGGTGTAGATCTATTAAGAAATTCAATCAACAGCGGCGGCGTAATTGAGTTTGACGTCGGCAGCGGTACGGTATTAATTAATGGTAATCTAAATGTAAGCGGCGAAACTTCATCATTTGAAGTTCAAGATTTATTAATAACAGACAAAACCATCACTGTAAACAACGGCGAAACCGGAGGCGGCATAGGCGCCGCCTCTGTAACTCCGAGTGATAAAGAAGCCGGTATAATTTTTGATAGAGGAACTTTACCCAATGGAGAATTCTTCTTTCAGGAAACCAAAGGATTTTTAGATTCTCAAACCGGTACACATACCGACGGTGCATTTGTTTTACAAAAAGATACAAATGCACTAGTTGGGTTGTACACAAACTATGTCGGTACAACTGGTAACAATGATCTTATATTATTAGGATATGGTCCAACTGTTGGCGGAACAAATAATGCCGTTGTTACTGTAACTGGAACCAATGAATACGAAAAGAACATTTATGCTTATACAGGAAGCAACATTACATTTAATGGATCGAATCCTGATAAGTTAGCAACACCCTCTGATGATGATGCACTTCCTAACGTAAAACTTTTAGTTGACTATGTAAGAACTTATCATCTTTATAACTTTCAACAAAAAATATCCGAAGGTGATACAGAAGTTGAAGTGTTTGATACCAGTGCCGGCGATCCAGTTAGCAAGACTGCTATTAAGATTAACAATATCACAGTTGTTGAAGTTTTTGAAGATCAAACAAACATCGAAGATGTTGTAGTTTCTGACAACACAATTTCGGTACTATCAACAAACGAAGATCTAGTATTGTCTGGTAATGGAACAGGATCAGTGCAAATTCCTGAGACATTGCTTTTTACAAAAAGTTCCGATCCAATTGCTCCTGCAGACGGTGTTAAACTTTATTCTAAAGTTGAAGCAGATGGCGGAACAGGCTTATATTTTGTAAATGAAAATTCTACTAGAGATGAAATCATAAGCAGAAACAAAGCATTATTGTATAGTATTATATTTTAAGGAAATAACAAGATGGCAATTACAAGTGCATTAATTCAAGAAACAGATACAATAATACTAACTGTACCAGCAGGCGAAAAATATGCTATAACTACTTTGTTAGTATGCAACTACTCAACCAGTACAAACTCTATCTACGATAGTTCGTTTGACATGCATGTTATACTTGGCAGCGGCACTAAAAGCAATGCTAATAAAATTCTTAACAATGTATCAATGCCTGCACAGGAAACATTTACATTTAGTGTTGAAAGACTAATTCTAGAAGGCGGAGACAGAGTTCTCTTAATCAGCCCTGACTCAGACAAATTAAGTGCAACAATTAGCTACCTGGAAGTATAATGAAATATATTAAAGAACAAAACTTACACGAAAGAAAAGTCAAAGATCGTTCGCTGATTATCAAAGGCGACGGCTCTATTGAAATTACTCCAACAAACGGAACTGTTTTAATTAACGGTGACCTGCGTGTAACAGGAAATGCAACTGGTCCTGCAAACAGTTTAACATATTATGTATCGCTAGAAGGCAATGATGCAAACGACGGACTTGGGTCAAGTTCTGATAGAGCAAAAAGAACTATTAAATCTGCTGTCGAAGCAGCACCGGTGGGTGCTACAATTCAACTAGCACCTGGCGATTACTATGAAAACAATCCTATAACATTAAAAGAGCGTCAAACTGTTAGAGGCGATAGTTTACGTAATACACAAATTTGGCCACTTAACAATCAAGATGACATCTTCTTTGTAGATAATGCTTGCTATATTTTTCAAGTTACATTCAGAGGATTGAGAGATCCGGGTTGGTGTGTAAGAATTAAGCCTGGAGCATTAGTTACTACTTCGCCATATGTGCAAAACTGTTCTAACCTTAACGGACCTTGGCTAAACGACGGTACTGAGTTTGTTCCTTTTGAAACTGTTCAGATCGAAGGCGTTACTCCGGGTGCAAGACCAATTATCAATAATCCGGATGTTCCGCTAGGAAAGCGTGTAAACGAAACCGGTGGCGGCAATGGTATGCTTGTTGACGGTAATGAATACGATCAACGATCACTGGTGTTCTCAATGGTATGTGATGCGTTTACACAAATTGCACAAGGCGGTATTGGTTTTCATATTACCAACTTTGGTTATACACAGATTGTTAGTTGCTTTACAGTTTTTTGTCGTACGGGGTTCTTAACCACCAACGGTGGCTATCTATCAATTTCAAACTCAGTTAGCGACTTTGGTACATTTGGACTTATTGCTGACGGATTATTTGAAGAAGTCTATACTACTGCTAGACCAGTACAAGATTATTTCTCAACAGTTGCTAGCGTTACAGTTACAAATCAAGGAGCATCATATGTAAATGCTCCAACAGTGATAATTGATCTTCCTGAAACACCAGGTGGTGTTCAAGCAACTGCTACAGCAAGTATTGATCTTGCAACCGGAAAAGTTACATCAGTTTCTGTACAAAATGCTGGTAGCGGATATACTAGTGTTCCAAACATTGCGTTTGTTGGCGGCGGCTTTACTGTTCTAGCAGAAGCAACTGTTAACTTATCTACAAATAGAAGTATAACAGTAAACAGTTTACGAGATGTTCCTCAGGTTGGTAGTGTTATACAATTCGAAGGTGATGATACAAAATATTATATTACCGAAACTATTACAAGTGTTCAACCGTTTATCTACGACGAATCTGTATGTCGCAGAGATGTAAGAAGAATAGTTGATGCAGTGGTTGGCGATATGGTAATGGGTACAAACTATCAAGCAATTGCTGCTGGTAGAAGTTATCTAAGATCAACATCGCAAAAAGTTTTACTAGAGCAACTAGAACCAACAATCTACGGTATTGAAGCCGCTAGAGATGCAATGCTTGAAAGAATTCCTGATAGCGATCCTTCAAACGAAACTGCTCGTTACGAAATTATCGAACGCTTTGCAATTATTACTAATATAATACAACAAGGTGATAGTACCAGCGCACCTGATATTGTGTACAATGATTTAGTAACTATTGATTCGGGTGTTATTGCAGCAAAAGATAATATTGTTGCAAACAGAGACTTTATTATTGAAGAATTAACAAAGTACATTGCAGAACAATTTACAGATCTGTCTTACAATCAAGATAAGTGTGAAAGAGATGTTAGACTAATCACTGCCGCAGTAACTTATGACGTTGCACTAGGAACAAACTTTAATGCTGTAACTGCTGGAAAAGCCTATCTACGTGCAAATGCTGCAAATGTTGAATTAAAACAAAAAACACAAACATTAGACAGTTTCACTTACTTAAAGAGTCAGATTGCAGGACTAAGTGCTGTCAATACTGTTGCTACTGCTCTTTCTCGAGCAAATGCTGCAATGGACGAAATACTTGAGATTATCGAACAGGGTGATAGTACTAGTGCAGACGATCTTGTGTTTGCTTCGCCTACCGGCGGATTAGTATCAAGAACAAATGCAAAAGATCAATTAAGAGCCAACAGAGCATTTATTATTGCAGAAATTATTGCATATATTGCTGAAGAATTTCCGACACTAGTATATGATATTGATCGTTGTGCAAGAGATGTTGGTTACATAGTAGACGCATTATCATATGACATATTGTACGGTGGTAACAGTGGAACAAGAACCAGCGCAGACGCATATTTTGTAGGAACAATTAATCAATTAGGCGCTGGCGAAACTACAGCAACAGTTTCTGCTTATCAACGTCTACAAAACGTAGTATTGAGTGTTGTGCAAGGTATTGCAGTAAGTGTTACAACAGGTAACACAGAATCACAGGACTTTTCCAGCGGCAATGGTACCAGTGTTGAAGGTGACACTGCAACAACATTAATTGGATATATTATCGAAGTATTAGAAGATGGGTCAACTGCAAATCTAGTTGAAATCGAATACCCCAGTTACGTATGGGCTGCTAGTACAATACAAAGTGCTGCTAATGCAATATTTGCACAAAGAAATACTTTTGCTACAAACGTCACTGCCTACATATTAACAAATTACCCATCCTTTACATACGATAGAGAAAAATGCAAACGTGACGTTGGATTAATTGTTGATGCAGTTGCAAGAGACATGCGTCTTGGAACGAATCACAACGGAATTGTTGCAGGTAATGCATATAGAAGAGCAACTGCTAGTGTAGTAGATGCAGAACAATTACCGGCAACAATACTAGCATTGAGATTCCTAAAATCAGAACTTGAAACTTTTGCAGCAACAAACACAACTGCACTAACAAGAGTTAGAGATAGCATGGATGCACTTCTTAACATTGTTGAATACGATGTATTACCTAGCGAAGGAATGACATTTCCTGCACCAGGAACAGCAAGTCAAGCAAGAATTGACGCTGCAAGACAACTACAAGACAACAGAACGTTCTTGGTTGAAGAAACAATAGCATTTACTAATGTAAATTATCCTTCGTTATCGTATGACGAAGATAAGTGCCGAAGAGATGCTGGTTATATAATTGACGGTGTAACACACGATTTATTATACGGTGGTAACAGAAGTACACTAATTTCTGCTAGAGCATATTTTGATGATGGTGCTTCTACTATTCTTGGACAAGAAACTGAAACTGTTGATGCACTCGAAAGATTAAGAGATGTAGCAACAGATGTTATAGAAGGTGCCGCAGTTATTAAAACTCCGGGCAACCCAGAAAGTCAGATTTTAACTCCAGGATTTGGTACATCAACTGAAAGTGCTGAATCAGCAGATCTATTTAATATTGTAATTAATGCTATCACCGGTGGACTTGTAACAACTCCACAAAACGATGATCCTGACTATAGTTGGATTACTTCTGCTATTACAATAATTGCATCGAACATGCTTACCGGCAGCGAAACCATACAACAGTCGGTAATTGATTATATTACAAATAACATTATTGGATTTTCGTATAACATCGAAAAGTGTGAAAGAGACACTGGTTATATTATTGATGCCGCAGTATACGACATGATGTATGGCGGAAATCTACAAACTAGACGTGCAATGGAAGCATATTATAGCAATGCTGTTATTGTAGGTCAAGAAGATATAACTGAGTTTTCATATAAACATCTAGCAAGTGTAATGAGCAATGTTTCTAGAAACATTGCAATTACACCTAGCGAAGGTGTTACACTTACACAAACACTTATTACTCCTGGCGGCAGCACAAATGCAGCCAACACATTGTCAATATTAATTAATAAAATTGCAGATGTTATAGGTGGTGCAGCATTACCAACTGAAATAGGTCATTCTTACGAAACATTAAATTCTGGAGATCTAAACAACAGACGAATAACGATACTTGCAGACTTAGACAACATCGAAGATGAAGCAATTTTTGATCTTAACTTAGAATACGGCGGCGTTTCTATTCTATCATTATTCCCGGGTGTAGTTTTTGTACTCGAAAATACTCTTGCTAGTTTGCAAAATGTAAGCACTATTTCGACAGCAGGACATGCGTTTGAATATGTAGGTGCGGGTATTACCTATAACGCTTTACCATTCTTTGGTGGCACACCAATACAAGCAAACCAAGTTGTTGAAACTAATACAGGTAAAGTTTTCTGGACAAGTTCTGACCAAATTGGTAACTTTGAAGTAGGTAATTACTTTAATGTTAACGCTCTTACTGGCGCTATTACACTAAATGCTAACCAACTTAACTTATCAGGTATTTCTAGTCTTGGACCATTCCAAAGAGACGGTATTCCGGTTGGAGTTACTCTAAATGAAGTTAGTGACAGTACTGATCTTATAGCCAGTACAGGTGTTGCAGCAAGTGATACTGTTCCAACACAAAATGCAGTTGTAAATTATGTTGAAAACAGATATCTTAATAAAATAACCGGCGGAACAGTTAACGGTAACGTAACAGTAGACGGATCGTTGATACTAACAAACATTAACCTAGAAGTTCAATACGGTGGCACTGGTGCAAGTACATTTACCATCAACGGTATCGTTTATGGCGACGGCACAGATCCGTTACAAGTAACTGACGCAGCAGGTACCAGTGATGCTACAACTTCTTATCAAATATTAACTGTAACCAGTGATGTAGATGCAACTCCAATTTGGACAGATACAATAGACGGTGGCAGTTTCTAAAACGCTGCCACCGTATTCTCTTTGATAAATAAATTTAACAATGATTACTATCATTTAACTCTGGGCGACCGTCGGTCCTGACCCGTACCTAAATAGGAGACAGCCGTAATGGCAACTAAAATCAAACATAAGCGTAGTTCTGTTCCTGGCAAAAAGCCAATTGTTTCTCAAATAGAGTCGGGTGAATTAGCACTTAACACAGCAGACGGCAAAGTGTTTTTGCTAAAAGATGACAACACAGTACAAGATCTTACACAAAAAATCTTTGAAAACAATACAAGAGTTGAAGTAAACGATCCTGGCGACAGTCAAGGTACAATTACTGCTAATGTTGATGGCTCCGACAAAATGATCATCACTGATTCTACTATCAACGTTTACGAAGACGTTGACATGGAGAATGCAACTGGTATTACATTTAGAGAACTAACTGCTTCAGGCGACGACGGTATTACACTTAAAGCACCAGACAACCTACCAAACAGTTATACATTAAAACTTCCATTTAACAACGGTACTGTTGGTCAGGTTATTAAAACCAACGGCTTAGGACAGTTAGAATTTTCCGATGCTGATACATTTGGCGGTAATACAATTTATGTTAGTTCTGAGCAGGGAGACGACGTAAACAATGGACAAAGTGCTCCTGTTAAAACAGTTAAGCGTGCCTGCCAACTTGCTTCTGCATTGGTTTACAATGTAGATGGTACACCAAACGGCACTAGAATTAACGTTAAAGTTGCAGTTGGCGACTATACCGAACAAAACCCTATTATCGTTCCTGATAACGTTGTTATCAAAGGTGACGGTTTAAGAGGATGTATTATTCGTCCTGCAAATGCTAACCAAGATATTCTACGTGTTCGTAACGCATGTTATTTTGGTGAATTTACTTTCCGCGACGGCGTTGATGTAAACTTTGTTCCTCTAATAACAGCCGACTATGCTGTAGCATTTGATGACCCAGATGATATCTTTACAAGTCGTGTAGGATATACTAATCTACCAACCACAAAGCCAACTATCACAACATCACCATACATTCAGAACTGCTCTATTATTTCGTTCTTGGGAATGAATGGCGCTAAAATTGATGGTACTAAAGTTAACTCACCAAACGTTCCGGTAATTTCAATCGAGGCAGAAAATCCTGTAATCGGTGCAACACCTGAACAAGGTAAATCAATGGTTGCCAACGCATATACTCACATTAGTTTTGGTGGTACTGGTTGGCGTTTAACAAATGATGCTTATGCTCAGTTGGTTAGTTGCTTCCAAATCTTCTTGCTTAACGGTGTTTATTGTCAGTCAGGGGGTTATTGCTCTATCACCAACAGTGCTACTAACTTTGGTCTTTATGCTCTACGTGCTTCTGGTTTCTCTCCAAAAGCGTTCTTGTTCGATCGTGCATTTGTAGTAGGTACTGGCGTTAGTGAAGGACAACAAACATTAACTATCGTAGGTATTAATAGAGAGTCCCCTGTTGAACAATATATTATTAAATTCCGTGATCCTGAATATAGATTAGCTCATGATAGACTAATCGAAAATAAAATAGCTATTGCTCAGGATACAGTTGACTGGATCAATGCTCAAATTGCAGGAGCAACACCTGGAAGTTTGTGGGATGGATTTACATATAATGAGTCAAAGTGCTATAGAGATACACTATTAATTGTTGAAGCAGTCGCTAAAGACACATGGGATACTGGTAACAGATATACAAGAAGTGTTGGTCTTGCATACTATAATAAAAATCTTCAAGACAGTTCGGCGATCCTAATCAGTGGCCAAGAAGATCAAACTATTGCAGCAATTGAACAGGCAAGTGTATATGCTGCTACATATATTTCAGATCTTGATAGTACTGTAAGATCGTTTGTCGACGAAAAGTTTGATATTGTAAAAGATATTATTGGCAATCCTGACAACGCTCCGAACCCAACCGAAGTAAGTTCCGAAGGCGACGTTACAAATAGTTTCAAACCTGCTCCTACTGCTACTGAATTTGATGCTGCGGCAGATGTTAATGCAACAACTAATATCTTTACAATACTTGGGCACGGTTTTAGTAATGCTCAAAAAGTCATCTATGATCCCAACGGTAATTCACCTATACGAGGACTAGATGCTGAACAAACTTATTATGTTAAGATTGTTAATAACGACGAATTTACTTTAGCCTTTGACGAAAGTCTCGACTTTAACGTAGATGTTATTGCTACTAGTACAGGCACTCATAAAATTCTAAGTAACGTACAAGAATTTTTTGTAAATGAAATTATAAGCAGTCACCAAACTTATCAAACACTGATACTTGAATCAGGTGCTGAAAGTTATGAGTTTGTTCCAGGACGTGCTATTGTTGGTACTACTGGTGCAAACAACAACAGTGCATTTGTTTATAGTTGGGAGCCAACTGAGAGAAGACTGGTTGTTTCTGTAGAACTAGTTGCAGTAGGATCATCTACACAAAGAGTACAGTTTAACAATACCAGTATAATCACAAGCGATCACGCAGATGTTCCAAATACTAGTATTACTGTTAACGAAGTTGCTGCGAGAACTGGGCTCGGTACTTCAACATTTTCAATAACAGGAACAGTTGACGGTGCTGCATTAACAAATCTAGTTAACCTACTTGAAAAGCAAGTTTGGTTCCACAGACCAAGTATTGTTAACAGTTCTGGACATACTTGGGAATACGCAGGTTCTGGTACAGACTATAACGCACTGCCGCAGAACGGTGGTAACACAAGAGTCGAATATGAACAGTTTTCGGAATTACCTGGAAGAGTTTACTCATCGGGTACTAACGAACTTGGTGACTTTAAAGTTGGTAATTTTATTACAGCCTTTAACAGAACTGGTAACATTACATTCCGCAACAAAGTTACAGTAGACGAACTCGATGTACTACGTCTTGCATTTTCTGATATTGTTATCGAAGAAATTTCTCAAAGTGTCAATCTAGGCGACGACGAAATCGGTGGCCCAACTAATAATAGATTAACAACACAACTTGCTATAAGAAGTTTCCTAAGCAACAGACTAGGCGGGTTTATTGACAAAACTGTTAGTACTGCGGCTGTACCAGGCGCAATTGTTCAACTTAACACAAACGGGCAGTTAAACGCTGAATTAATTCCTGCAACACGTCAGTTTACAAACACCACAACGGATGGTTATCTGTCAAGACTTGGACAAATTGACGAAATACCAGCAGTCGATTTAAAAGCAGGTGACATTGCTACTGAAGAATATGAACAGATTGAATTAACCTTTGCTTCAGGTGTTACTGCCGCCGACGGTGATTTAATCCAACAAGCAGTAACTGGTGCTAGAGGTTATGCAAAAGGTTCCTATAGTTTAAGTCTTAACGTACTAGTTGCAAGTGTTGATAGAGAATTTAAAGCAGGCGATGACTCAACTGGAACTGATTTTGACACAACAAATGTTATTAGTGTTAACGGAGTAAGCACAGGACAAGCGCCAACTGTGCTAGGATCAAGCAGTGCTATCACTGACAACTTCTTCTTAAAAAGTAGTAATACTAGTCAGTTCTTGATTCTTGATCCGGACGAAACTTATACATTCACAACCGCAAGTATTTCTACTGTTGCTAGAAGTACTAACGTTGCAACTATTGTTACAACAACTAATCATAACTTAAATGCCGGTAATACTGTTCAAATTCTTTGCAACGACGATACTACCTTTAACATAAACGGAATTGTAATTTCTGCTCCAACCGGAACTAGTTTTACAATTGCAAACACTGGTTCAACTGTAACTACAACTTCGGTAACTGGTACTGTAAGAACTATTGTAACAAGTGCAGATGGAAACGCACAAGGTGCTGTTACTGAAACACGTTATGGTGTTTTAACCAACGTAGACAATGCAAACATCACAGGAGGCAGCGGATATGTTCCTGCACTTGGAACACAGGTTTATGAATTTATACCACTGATTAGTTTAACTGGTACAGGATCGGGTGCCATTGCAGATGTTACTGTAACCGCTGGTGCAGTTACCGACGTTGACATACGCAGAGGCGGTATTGGTTACTCTGTTGGCGACATGTTAACTATCGACAGTACCGATCTTACTGATGGTACTAGCACTGGAAGTAGTTTTGTTATTGATGTAAGTGCAATAGAAAATAGAGCATATGTTAACATTCTTGGCGGCGAATTGTTTGTTGCATCTCCGTCATCAGTTGACTTTGTTGAAGACAATACTGCAATTACAAGTAAAATTACTGTAACATTAACCGATACAATTAGCAATAACTTCTTAGCAGGTGACATCGGTTCTGGGGGTAACGTTGACTATGCTACCAGCAGAATTACAATCACTGCACACGGACTTACTTCAGGCAATCCAGTAACATACGACACACTCAGCAACGTTGCAATCGGCGGCCTGCTAAACGGTAGTGTTTATTATGCTAAACGTATTAGCGATAACATCATTGAATTATACAATGACTATTCTTTACTAAGTAAGGTATCTTTCCTAAGTACACCAGCAAACAACAATCACAATCTTACAAGATTTCAAGTTAACATAACTGACAACAGTGTAATTGTGCCTGCACACGGTCTAGTCACTGGAGATGCTGTTAGAGTTGTAGGAAGCACACTCTTTGAAATCAACAGTGATGTAGTAACAAGTGGAAGTAGATTCTTTGTTGGATCTGTAACTACTAACTCGTTCACTCTGCACGACCTACGTTCGAATGCATTAAGCAGCATCAATGGTCTTGTTACTAGTGCAAGAAACATAACTGCTACAGGATCTGGTTCTGCAGATTTTATTGCAAACAATGTTCGAGTTAGCAGTGTAGTAAACACAAGCTCAAGCGAAAAAACAAACTGGAACAGTCTTGCAGTAACAAACATTGACGCAAGCAATATCATTTCTGGTACAGTTTCGCCAACAAGACTTGCGTCGAGCGGTACTGCAAACACCGACACATTCCTAAGAGGCGATAGCAGTTATCAAACTGTTGTTCAATCTATTAAAAAAGCAAATACCACAGACAATCCGATAACACTTACCGGTTCAAATGTTGCTGGAGAATTTTACGGAGATCCAGTAAACATTGGAATCTCCAATGTTAATTTAGATGTAGGACAAACTTATTCTACACTAGGTGTTGTAAGATTCTTACAAACACAATTTGATGTTGATAGCAGCGGCACAGGACAGGTGTTTATCAAAGACGGAGTTGTTGATGCAGGAACACTAGATGGTCTTGATAGTTCTTATTTCTTAAACCCAGCAAACTTAACTAGTGCTGTACCGGTTTCAAGAGGTGGTACAAACTTAACTACTTACGCAGTTGGCGATATGCTTTTTGCAACATCGTCTGGTACACTGAACACACTAAACATCGGTAGAAACAAAAATATTCTAAGGTCGAGCGGTACTGCACCGGAGTGGGTTAATGCTCTTGATATCTCTGAAGGACTTGATGTAGGCAGTGCAACACTAGCATCGCTGAGTACTGGCACAGGGCAAATTTATAATGCTAATGTTACCACACTAGAACTTGGCAGTGATGCCGAAAATGTAAAAATTGGTAAGAGTACAAGCACAAGAAGCATTACTTCTTTTGTTGCAAATTACAATGCAACAATCAGTCAAAACGTAGTAGTTAACCTAGAATCCTTTACTAAACTAACAAACAGCGGAGTACTAACTGGCGGCAAAGAAGTACCAATGGCCAACACCAGCGGCATAATTGCTGGTATGATTGTGACTGGAAGCGGCTCTATTCCTGTAAACACAACTGTTAGTGGCGTAACTGATGAATACATTTATTTTAGTAATGTTACAACCGGTACAATAACCAGCGGTACAACTCTAACATTTACTTATACACCTCTTGCATTGGGCATTCGTGCAGGCGACACTGTTAATATTGCTAGCAGTACTGTAACTAACCTAGATGGTAGTTGGCCAGTGATCGGTGCAACTGCGAATGCAACATCGTTTACAATTCAAACTGATGCCAACGTAACTGCTAACCCAGCAACTCCAAAGTCGGGTACTATTACCAAAGACAACACCATGGTTATTAGAAATCGTAGAGTGATCTTTGGTAGTGCCGAAGGCAGTGCAGCCCCAGTAGATGCAACTCTAAGAGGAGAAGATGGTATTGGAACAAACGTTGCAGGCGGCGACATTATTGTTCAGCCTGGACTAGGAACTGGTAATGCCGTCGGCGGCGACTTTGTTGTTAAGACTGGTACTAGCAGTACAAGCAGTGATTTTAAGCATACTTCTGCAACTAGACTAACAATTGACACCAGTGGTAAATCAACATTCACTGGCGAAGTGGGTGTTGCTGGCACACTAAGCACTAGCGCAACAACAGTAAACGTTGTTAACACTACTGCAACAACTGCAAACTTTGCAGGTGCAGCAACAGCACTTACAATCGGTGCAACCACTGGTACTGCAACTATTAGAAATGCCAGTGTTGTACTAAGTGGTGACCTTGAAGTACAAGGCGGCGACCTAACCACAAACCAAACAACATTTAACTTGTTAAATGCAACAGCCACAACTGTTAACACATTTGGTGCAGCAACAGCACTTACAATCGGTGCAACCACTGGTACTGCAACTATTAGAAATGCCAGTGTTGTACTAAGTGGTGACCTTGAAGTACAAGGTGGTGACCTAACCACAAACCAAACAACATTCAACTTGTTAAATGCAACAGCCACAACTGTTAACGCATTTGGTGCTGCAACAACACTCACAATTGGTCAAACAAGCGGTACCACAACTGTTAGAAATAACTTAACCACTACACTTGATTTAGCAGTTAACGGTGGT